ATTGTTCACTATAAACCTGCTTCTCTATCTCTAGACTACAAAAAAGTATTCAAAGGCTATTACACGGCGTATTGCACAGCGAATAAAACGCGCAAAGCTGAGAAAGCTTTTCTTAGCCAAACAATAGACGCTTGCATAAGCTCGCCTAACGGCGAGTTGACTACAGCGATAGTCGTACCCCCAGGCAAACGTAACAGCACACTCTACGCAATAGGTAAGAAGCTTGTAGTTGGAGGTATGGTATCTGACGTATCTGCACTACAGACGAAGTTACTTCAATTTAATTCAAATATATCTTTGGATGCAGGTGGTCCGTTAGCTCAACAAGAGATTGTCACGATTACTAATAGTGCGTGGACTAGAGGCTATCCAGTATACACAAAGAATGCTAACGCATTGCAAAATGCACCTAAAACTAACGGCAAGCTATATGAATATGAGTACAAATTATCTCCAGAGTCTCAGGCTGAGCCTTATGGTTCTAATGCAATTATTGAGAGGTTCTTACTTAGGTTTGGGCACTTTTTTTGTAAAACTGATGCCGATAGGTTTCTTGTTTATGCTGAAAAGTCGAAAACTTGGGTTGAGCAGGACTTCACAAACTATGCCCACATAGCTAAGTATTTTAGTACTATTTTAAATGAATTGCAGTTCACTAAAGGCTTTGTGGATTATTTGGGTAAAGATAACTCAGGTAATCTTGATGTTAAGAAGCTTAGTAAAGAGCGTGAACGAATCACAGGTGTAAGAGCTATCACTACATACTGTTTGGCGCTTTTACAGACAGAAGATGTGAACAGGATATGTGAGTCAGAATTTGACCAAAATCCTCACCAACTTTACTGCCAGAATGGTGTTCTAAACATGCTCACAGGAGAGCTTACGCCAATAAAATATGATGACTATATATCTAAAAAGATTGAGGTTTCATACCCACAAGCGACTGATCCAAGCTCGCTCCGCGAGTGTCCGAGGTGGCGACATTTTATCAGCCAAATATTTGCCAAAAACTCTGAACCTGAACGGATGGTTTCATTCATTCAAGAGCTCTTTGGTTATTCGCTTTCAGGTGACATGTCAGTGCAGTCTATTTACTGCCACTTGGGAAGTGGGGCTAATGGTAAATCAACATTGCTTCGAATGTTACACAAGCTTGCGGGGCCACATTCTCGCAAAGTCGCGCCCGATAAGTTTTCTAAGCGTAATATTCAGGAGTTTCAGAGAGTTGCCGTTCAACTAGTAGGTAAGAGATGCGTAATCGTTGATGATATTGAAACTACTTCGCATTGGTCTGAGTCACTCATTAAAAATCTCACAGATACCGAAATTGAAACTAGGCTTTTTTATTCTGAAGCGATTAGCCAGAGGAACACAGCTAAGGTTCACATGGGTTTGAATGACTTGCCACAGCCAGAGACCAATAGTGATGGATTCTATCGTAGGCTTCGCATAATCCCCTACAATCAAAAGTTTAAGAATGACGTGGCAAAGTCACGGGAGATTGAAACCATGATGACAGAGGAACAATCAGGAGTTCTGGCATGGGCAATTGAGGGGTATCAGAGGTTTGTGAGTCAGGGAGGTTTTGCGTATCCAGATGAAACAGATGCTATGGCAGAGGATTACAGGGAAGATAGCTCACTACCTGATACGTTTTTACAGGATATGTATGAGTTTAATGAGCTTAGTTTTATACCTGCACAGCAAATACTCAATGAGGTTAATGATTTTATTAGGGAGCAGGGTAACGGAACCTTCTTTAATAAAACAGCGTTAGGTCTTTTAATTAAAGATACTTTTGGTGATATAAAGGATAGAAAATTCATCGATGGAGTGAGGTATCATGGGTACAAATTAGAGAGGAAAAAAGTGGTGGCGGAGTCTGTTTTTTAACTTAGGCCACGGTTAGGACGGTTAGGCCAGTGAAAATAAAAGTGTTTTAATGAGTAGAATAAAAAGTGGCCTGAGTTTTATTTTTGAAAACTGCGCCACTAACTTAGGCCCATTACTCCGGCCCCCTAATTTCAATATGTTATAACTGTGTATCAATAACTTGCCTAAGTTGGCCTAAGTTTTTTAAGAAAAGTAAAATACATGTGTGAATGTGTTTTGGTTTTTGGTTTTTTTATCCTGTTTTGGTGAAAGTGGCTCTCAATTGTTCTTATTTTACCTGTTTTTTATTTCTATATAGACTTTCCGAAAAAAACTTAGACCGTAGCCAATTCAGTCTTTTTCTAGTTTCTAAAAGTAACTACCCTGAGGATGATTTTGTGTCTTCCATAACTCTGTTTATGTCTTCCATAAGTCTCCTTAAGTCGTGTAAAATAAACCCATGTTTCCTATCATTTTCTTGACTTTTGATTATTTCTATAATGCGAAATACTAGTACATTTAGAGGCTTTGTACGCCTCACCATTGAATTAAATTTTTAGGAGCTATAGGGGTAGAGGCCTACCAAGATAATTAAACCTTGGTAGGGTTTTGTTCGTTTGGTAACGTTTTAGTGCCAGTATGCTAATTCGAGGTCTAGTAGCATTATGTCTATTTCGTGTGGTGAGAAGTGAAAGCGTCGAGCTAATACTAGTCTGAGCCGTTCTATAGGATAGTTTTTATCATGTATCAGGTAATGAGCTAAGCCTATTAAGGCTTGTGGTTCACCTTTTAAGTGATCTTCGATTATGAGTCTTACAATACCGTTAGTGTTTAACATGTGTCCTTCCTTCTTGTGCGTTGTTTAATTCATCTAAATACATCGATTCTACAGCTTCTTGAGGTGTCTTAATCGTGATGACTATTCCACCTGATTTAATTGTTTCATATGCATAGAGCACGCCTAAGAGCATAGCGAGACGTGCGAAAGCATCTAGCCAATTTATCCAGTTGCATAGCCATGCAATCGTCGTGTGTTTTAATAGTTCAGTCATTGACTAACTCCTTATGTTTAAGTGACGCATTATCATTTATCTCGGACACTGGACTCACTCCAAAATTTACTCTCCATCCGTGATTACCAGTGCAACCGGATAGCAGAATAATTGACGTGACCATGAGAGATAGAACTATCAAACCGCTAATGATTCCTTTCATATGTTTCATCCTTGTTAACCTTTTGTAAAACGATTCAATACTTAATTGAATCAGTGACTACACATTGAGGTATGTAGTCGTGATGCAATTAAGGATTTACAAAAGCTAGCTCTTTATCTTCTATTTCGGTTTCTAATCTCAGAATTTGTTGAGCAATACAGTAACCATACCAATAGAGATAAGATTGAAGTAATGCGGATAGTTCTAGTGTACGGTCTATTTCAATACCTATTTCTTCAGCGTAGTTTACTAATTCATCTTTCAGTACAGAACTAATTTTCCATATTTCATGATAAGTTAATGACTCATTCCAGTTATCAACTGCTAATTGCAAACGGTCGTCAATTTTTTCAATGTCTGAATATTGTTCGATGCATGTGAAGAGATGAAAACATGCATTATAAATTTCATCACATGGTAAAATTTGCGAGTCTCCGTGAGCATAATGAATGATATCCATAATTGCTTGTTTATTTGGGCAAGCATCTTTTACTGAGTAAAATTCTTGTCCATTAGTTCTGAATTTCTTTTCAAATATTAGGTCTGTGTTCATTGTCTATTTCCTTATTTAATCAAAAATTTTGTGGCATGTTGCTATGAGACGATTAGCAGATTTTAGTGTAATGCCGTAATATTCTGCGAATCGTTCTCTCGTCAAAAAATTATTAATCCAGTCATAGTACATAGCGACGGTTTTTTCGTGAGCTTTCATGTTATGTTTATTAAATAAAATTAAATTTCTTTGCTTCTTCTATTAATTGTTCCTCAGTGAATTGATTATATTTTGCTTTTGATTTGAGTCTTGAAAGTAATACTGAACGATTCGAGATTTCGTGATCTAGAGGTGTGAATACAATAGAGTGTGGTTGTGCATTACGCTGACACCTTAGAGCCCACACACTATTGGAGAGAGCCTTAATAAGTTTTTGTTTGTTCATATAATCCTTATTTGCGTTATTACTTCGTAACCTTGCCAGAAAATAGTCTATCGAACTATTTGATACACATCTTAACGAAATAATTTCGTGATACAAGACTTTTTATAAAAAATTTTCATTTTTAAGATCATTAGAACATAAAAACTAGTGAACTAAGCGGCGATTAGCTAGTAAATACGCGTGCTTACGCGCATTTGTTCAATATTGACAACATTATGAGCATTAGAGCAATCATTCTAATGCATCTCAACTATGCAAGATGATTAATTATTTTAAAAATTTTCATTCCCATGATGCAAATAGGTACTACAATGAGGACTCTCTTATTCCTCTCCTCGAATCTCCGCGCCTCGCATCGATCCCCCCATACGAATTATTATCGAACCTTGTAAGATTTTTTGTTACGATGTTGGTATGGAAGACGAACAAACCCCAGATATTGGGCAATTACTAGGTATGTTAGATAAGGTAGGAGCCTCTATAGGTGATGGGGATATACGCCCCGCAATTATAAAAAAAGGTACCCTCGACCTCGTACCTGTAACAGTAGACGAAACTTCGTCTGTAGAAGCTACAATCAAAGAAGACGTGCAGCACGCTAACAACGTACTCAAAGCCATGTATCAGGGCTGGGAGCACGTGAAGACTATCCAGGAACTCTGCGCTATGTCTTCGAATACGCTTAACGCCCTTACACATCGCCGCAAATTACTATTGCAACCGAGTTCATTCGCTGAGAAGTTTGCTAAACCTAAAGACTGGGGATTTGAGCCTCTCAAGTAATGACACTCCTAACCATCAACATGCCCGTATTCCCGTCTACTCCTGAGGTGGCTAAGCGTCGTTTCGAAGACCACTTCAACCTGACACGCTATCCATTATCCAAGTACCTAACCCTGGAAGACGCTATACTCCTGTATCCTAAGCATGGCCTTACGATGAAGATAATATGTTCAAGAAGGTTCTTCGCGTATCAATTGAACAACAGGGAGATATTGGTACATCCTGAAGGCCTGATTAAGCAGGTAGGTATTTACTATCGGCGTAAACTAAAAAGTAGTGTACAAAACTCTGAAGTTAACTAATAATGAAGTGACGGATTTAACTCTCGTGTACCTTAGTGTGTGACGTTCCTTTCTTGGCCCTGCTACTTTTCCAACAGAGTAGTGGGGTTTTTTCTTATATCAATTTCTTATTAGCATAACTCTCCACAGACGCAGTGAAGTTCATAGTTAAAGGTTTTTTCTTAACTGCTCCTGGAGTAAATGATGCATCACGAACATCATGACTTTGCACTTGCATCTGCGCAGCACGATGAGCAAAGTAAATCTTTTGCATCATAGGACTAGTTTCTATGTTAAATGTTTGCCCTATGTGAAAGCCGTAATTCACTTGAGCACATAAAAGCGTTAACGATGCGGCGTCCATCTCATCTGGACTCTTCGCCATAGCTTTCATGATAGTACCCATGCGACGTTTATAAAGCTTCTTGTCTTCAAGCTTTGGTTTCCTGTTACTACTCTTACCTTCTTCTACCACAACAAGCCTGTTAGTAAGTTGAATGATTGAACTATTATCCATTCCCTTAATCTGCTCATTCTCGATAAAGCCTCGAAAGTTAAACCATAAGTCATATGCATTTCGAATAACGCAACCTTCTTCCTCTGGGTTTGTAAGACCATGACCAAGCCTAGAGGTAATTACTTTTTTGGAAATGCCAGTATAATTCCTACCAATTCTTGCGGAATATCGAAGTCGTATCGTCTCGGCAAGCCCCCACCCTCTACCATTTGCGTCAATGAAAATGTCTTCTAATGGCACTCCCATTTCAGTAGCTAGGTCTATCACCTGGTCAGCAATCTGTAAGTCCACAGACTTTGCAATATTGGCTATAATGTTTAACCTGAATAGAAACTTGTCACCTCGGTAATCAAGAACCATACGACCTGTCATATCAACGCCAAGCATACCGCCTCTAAGTACACAACCATCCCCCCCGTTAGTGAATGCAGGGTCAAGACCTAACACAACGCGAAGAGGATACATGCCTGACCATTCAGCCAAGTCTTTAACCTTGTATCTTTCAATGAAATCAATACTGATGACGGTTTCGGAACTCGATGATGATTTCCAAAACCCAAGTACGAATCGATAAAATGATTCACTCTCCTTACCAAGATCAATCTCTTTACCCTTCAACTCTTCTTCAGTAATTAGGAATGTTGATAACAATTGTTTCTTGATAGGATCTGATTCATGAATAGCTGGAGAGTCATAACAACTAAAGAAGAGGCAGATGCCATTTCTTTGCGTAGTAAGCCAAGACGTATCCTGCATTGGATTTACCGACTGCCAACCGTTTTTGGGCGTAGACAAAGAGCCATGAAGGTCGTAACGCGACAAGCTGTTACCGATTGCCATACACTGGAACTTATCGGGTTTCGCTTCAAGGTTCGGAAAGGACTTAATTATACTGAGTGGCATGTCCGTCGCCTCATCGAGGATAAGGAGTATCATATCTGTGGGATGTCGTCCTATCCAACCAGCGATAGCGGACTCATCGTCACCCTTCTTAGCAGCGATAGCAAACATACCGTGGATGCTGTCTTTGATATTATCAAACCCCTGAGTCTTCTTGGTGTTGTAGAGGACTTTTGGATTGGGACTGCCTGTGTAAGTTACAGGGAGTCGAATAGCCACTTCTTTCAAGAATTTTTTGACGTAACCCCACACACGGGCGTCTAGACCTGAAAGTGTAGTGGAGGCCACAATAACCCCACGTTCTTCAGGATTGGCAAGGTAGAATATTAACCCTATTTTAGCGGCATCATAACTCTTAGTAGTGTTTGCACCCCCCGCATATGTTATATAGTTATAACCTTCACAGTGTGTTCTAAACCGTCTTTCTGTCCAGTAATTCCAGGAAGGTATTTCGTGAGGCCATAGAAGGTCATGAGCCGCCTTCATATGTAAAAATTTTCTTTCAGGATTTTTGTTTGTCCTGTAGAGTTTAAGATGTATGTTAAGAGGATGTGTTAAGGGAAATATTTCGTCTTCGACTTTAACGGTTTCCACACCTGCGTCATTTAAGGTTATGTGCCACCCTTCATTCTCTATAAGCTTATAAATATCAATCTCTATCATGTCCCCTGTTTCTTTTAGACGATTACTTCCTTACCTAGCTCCTCACAAGATTGCCTTTCAAGACCCAGATACTGGAAGGAAGTTTATAGGTAAGACAAAAGCCGAGCTCTTACAGAAGATTGTAACCTATAGAGCACAGAACGAGCTACCCGAAATCGAACACCTGAACCTAGTCCTAGAGAACTACTGGTGCCATTTACCTGAAAATAACGGGATATGTGAAGAAGGTAAGCTTGAAAGAAGCTTCATGGCGTACTTAAAAGGAGGTATTTCTCTGGTTAAGAACATGCTGTATCCTAAGTTCGCCTCTCAAGAGGAAGCAGAGCGTAGGGCAACTATATGTTCGACCTGTCCTCATAACCTGATACCTGGGGAAAACGCAGAAGAAAAATCTGCCTGGATGGAATGGAGTGACAATTTAGCTATCATGTCTATAGGTGAACGTAAAACAAGCCATGATGCAATCTTAGGTAATTGTGAGATATGTAGTTGCCCATTAAAGTCTAAAGTCTTTTGGGGTGGGAAGATTGAGTTACCGGAAGAGGAAGAACGTCAAACGATACCAGAGTGTTGGCAAAGACGTGAGAATCAGAAATAGATGGATAACATAGCAGACAACACTTCTAACCTATCCACGAGAGGCCAGATTACACGTCAGGCCGATGGTAAGTTAGAGCGCCCAAAAAACATATTCTCAACTGTTACTGCTGCAAAAACTCAGTACCTTTCAGCGCGTACTGCTCAGATTCCTCGTATAGCTTTGTGGTCTCAGATTGAGGGTTTGATTGCAGGTAACCCTCCTTACGACCCTACAGAATTACAAGAAAATGGACTTCAGCATATTACGAATTTTAATAACTTAGATGCCAGAAGCATGTACGAAAAGGCGTGCTTGTCTTACTGGAATTTAATATATGCAACCGAGCGTATTCCAAATATTAAGTTTAAAACAAATGACCCTCAAGCTCAGTCCGATGCAACCTCCATCTCGAATATACTATCAGAAGAATTTGATAAGACGTTAAAAGAGTGGCCAAATTTTCAAACCCTTTATAATACGCTTACTGCACAAATTGTTAAGTTTGGCATTTCTCCTGCTTATTGGTCTGATGAAAGAGACTGGCAATGGGATGTAATTGAGCTTCAACGTTTTTTCATTCAACAGCAAGCTCCTACTAATACGGCTAAGATTACTGTTGTTTTCATAGAGACTATTGTTACAGCTCAATACTTATATGAAATTTATAATGAGTTTAAGGATGATGAGGATTTTACGGGACCCTCAGGCGCACCTGAAGATGAAGCAAGAGAAAAAAAGAAAAAAGGATGTCCTTGGAACATCAAAACTCTCGCCTCTCTACTTCTCTGGTATGCAAATGCAAATGTAAAACCTGCAAGCCAGATTCGAGACATGATGGATTTTCAGCAGCGCCTAGAATCTGGTGATTTAATCTTAGACTCCCTATTTTCGGATAACTTTCGCATCGTATCAGCCTTAACCAAGGAGTACAGTGGAAAAATATCTCACTATATGTTCGACCGCTTTTTTGATAATGGCGAGTTTCTATTCTTTATTAATGAGCAATACGAAACTCTCGAACAGGCTCTTATTATTTTTACAGCTTCTCCTGGTGAATTTTACATTCATGCTAATCGTGGAGTGGGTCACAAGATCTTTGCGGGTAGTCAAGCAGTAATGCAGATTGATTGCTCTATTGTAGACATGGCAAAGTTCACGTCTACGCCGTTTCTTAAATCGATGAATACTGGCGGCAAAGAGTTTGATGCTATAAAAGTTACCCCAGGGGTCCCGACCCTTATAGGGCAATCCGACTTTGTTGAAACAAACTTTGGCGCCAACATTAAAGAGTTAATTGGTGCCTCACAGTATATGGTTCAGAAGATGAACTATAACGCAGCCAACTCCGGAGATGACCCATCAGCACCTGACTCGGATGTAGGTTCTCTATCCTCCGCGCAAGCACGTATGAAAAGCTTTAGAGAATTTGGAATACCTAAAAACAATATTCAGCATTTCTATACTTCATTTGATGGGGTAATTAAGAATACGTTCATTAAACTAATACACTCTAAATTAGGTTACCCTAACTTCGCTGCCGCAAAAGATTTTAAGGATAGATGTGTTGCTCGTGGAGTACCTGAGCAAATATTTGAAACTAAAGGTGTAAGTTCTTCTAAACTTCCTCCTCAGTTCGATGCTAGTGCTACTCGTGTTGCAGGAGATGGGTCAACCCTAGCAGTTCTTACAGGTCTTGAAGCTTGCCTTCCAATTGTGCCAAACTTCCCTCCTAAAGGAGTTAAGAACTTTACAACTCAGTGGGTTCGCGCAGCCATGGGACCCGAAGCTGTAGCAGAATTCTTAGATGATACTCCTGGAGTAGGAGATGAGATTTCACTTGTTGCAACTGAAAACGCTATTATGGAGTTAGGAAAAGCACCTATTGTGTCTCCTGCCAACGACCAGCAAACCCATATATCCGGCCACTTTGCACTTGCTAATAACATTGTAAATGAAGTTAAACAGCAGCAAATAACCCCAATAGATGCTGATAAACAATTTAGCCAAGTTATTCCACATATGGGACAACACTTAGCTATATATTCAAAAAGTATATTTGCTGAGAAGTTTATCAAACAGATTGATCCTGCTTGGAAAGAACTTGTTAAATTTGCAACGAATAATAAAGTTCAAGCTGGTAAACTTGTTGAAGCTCAAATTCGTCAACGTCAAAAAGATGCTGCCGCAACTCAGCAAGTTATGTCTGATGCACAGCGTAAGGATTTCGTTGCACAATCTGATGTTAAGCGTGATGATTATAAGGTTCAACAGCAAGTTGAGCGTGCTAAGGAAGCGAACGTTACTCGTGGCGAAGCCATGAAGACTAAGATTGAGAAAGATGCTGAAAATACACACCTTAAGATTGTATTAAAGCATGAAGCTGAAACTAGTGGAGGAAGTGGATACACAGACACACCTGAATATCCAGACCAAAACTCAGAGCTTGCAACAGAGTCTACTACTCAGTTACGTTCTACTTTAGACCACCTTTCAGGTAGTCGTCCTGCTGCATTTGATTTTGAAAATAAGCCAAACCCTAATTTCAATTTTAATGTATTAGGTGACCTTACGAATCCTTCAGTTAAGACGAACAAATGAGTAAACTATCCGAACTCCAAGGTAATAAAGCAGCAGTTACAAGTATTGAACGTGCAGTTCAGACTCTTAAAGATGTGGGCTTTATAGAGTTTATGCGTGAGCAAGCACGACCTATCATAGTGAATCAAGGCAAGGACATTACTATAATGGCTTCGCAAGCCTCTCATTCTGCAGGATATAACAATGCAGTCGATGACATGTTAAATTTTACATCTCGTTATATAATTAAATCTACTACGCCTAATGAGCTCATAGCTGATTATGGTGGAGTAGAAAGAGCTATAGAACGTGGGCATATATCACAGGAAGAAGCAGATGAGTACCGTAAACAACTCAGACTCCAAGGCAAGTAATATCGAGGCGCGTTTACCTGAAGGTAATACGCCTATGGATATTATTAATGGTATACTGGAAAGACCTTTAACTAAAAATATAGAGAGACCAAGTGATACACAAAATACCTCCAGCGAGTCCTCCACCTCCAACAAGGAGTCTATCCCTGCAAGAACAGAGGGAGATACAGGAGATGTTAAGCCGAGCACAGAAGTCGTTACACCAGAGAAGCGGGATGGAGGCTCTGGAGAAAGCATCGTGGAAGAAGTTGAAGATGACGACAAGAATTTGGTTAAGCTTCGTAAGGCTAAAACAGAAGCTTACAAATCTCTTAAAGATAGAGAAGAAGAGTTAGCAACTGCACGTAAAGAATTAGAAGCCTGGGAAAAAGGAGAGAAACTTTCTCCTGTGGTCTTAGAGAAAGAAAGTAGAATTAAGGAACTTGAAAAATTCCAAGCACTTCATGATTTAAAATCTACTCAAGAATACAGAAAGAAAGTCGTAGAGCCTCTTACAAATAATAGGTCGGCACTTCTTAAAAAAGCAACGGATTATGAAGTTGGCAATCCTGATGCACTTGTAAGTGCTATGGTCAATGAACGTGACCCTCGTAAACTTAATCGTTTGATTGAGGACCACTTTGACACGTTAGAAGGTTTGGAAGTTAAGAAGCTAGTTCAGGATACTCAATCTAAAATAGATTACGCAAAAGAGGTAGAACTTGAACCTGCTAAGCACCTTGAAGAGATGCAAGCGGAAGCTTATGAGAGCAATCGTCAAGCAGAGCTGAATAAAGTTAACTTGATGACAGAGCGTTCAAGGTCTGCGTGGACACGAGCACATGAAAAGATTGTGGCAGATGGTATGGCTACTGAACTTATACCTCGTGAAGATGACTCGGAGTATAACGACAAATTTGTAAAACCTTTAATGGCTAAAGCTGCTACTGAGTTTGGGCAATTTGTTACACGTCTTACAGGTAAACTTAAAGAGCCCTTGGACGATGAAGAAATGCTATATCTATCCAATATGACACAACTTGCCCATTCTGCAGCAGTCGCTCAGCAGACTAGGAATAATGCAGTTACTACATTGGAAGAGGTTTTAGCTAATACAACTAGGAAGAATGGATATTTGCGTCCTCCTGTAGGAAGTCAGATGTCTAGAGCTACTGCCCCTACTTCAACGGTTATCCCTGGTACAGATGCTAGTCGTGAGCAAACTATGGATGAACTATTGAAAGCAGGTAGGGCAAACGCTAGAAGATAACATCTTTACAACCTATAAGCTTTCGTACAAAATTAAACTTACGAAAGCCAAAAGCGTCAGTTTGGTTGTTTAGACTTTACAATAAAAGTCTTCCAGACTTTAAACATGAACAAAGTTCATGTTCGGGTGAAGCGTTCCGTTATAGCTAAGTTTGTAGAAAAAGTTGATTTGTATCGCCCATTTAATTTTGTGGGGCGCTACTTTAATTTTATTTTACAGTGACTTAGCCATGTCTCCAGATACAAATTGTCTGCTTACGCTTGACGAGGTACGTAGCACTTTTCTTGCTGCTCCTCCCGCAATTCTTAAAGAAATTCGTGACCTTACTCTTAGAACTCCCTCGTTTATGCGAGATGTTCCTGCAGTTCAAAACTGGGAGACGGGTAACGGAACAACCCAAACAGAGCTTATCTTCCGAGGAGAACTTCCTCCTACTGAGCGTGATTTTAACGCTTGGAGTAAGCAGCGTTCTAATACAGGTTGTGAACCTGTTCAAGGTCCTGGTTGCGGATATAACCTAACTAAGCTTGGTGGCTTTGGGTTTGACCAGAAAATCATAGAACTTATGAGTCGTGAGCTCGTTTCTGAAGTGTTCTGTATTAAGGACATTCAGACGACCGCACATTTTAAGATGGTGTTCTCTAAACTTGTAGAAAATCTGTTTCGTCAGATTGACTACATGAAAGAAGTGAACATTAACTTTAACTACCTAACTCAGCTTCTTAAGAAATTTGTTGTTGATTCAGGTGGACCTAAGTTCAACTCGGCAAACCCATATGTGTATCGAAATATCGGTACAGCACGTTTGTCTTCTCTAAATCCTCAGATACTTGAGTGGTTCTATGAGTGGATGAAGAAGATGGTAGACGTTGAGCCATATGATGTTGTGAATGGTTCCCCAATTTACGCATGTATCGCGGGAGCTCAGGTTCTATCTCATATGTACCGAGATGACCCACAGCTTCGTCAAGATATTAGGTTCTCAGGTTATTCAAATGACCTTATTACCAAATATAACTTCGTTAACACAATTCAAGGACAGTTCTTCCCTGTTACTTGGATGTGGCCACGACGTTTCAACATTAACGCAGCTCATGACCCAGTAGAAGTACTTCCAACTGTTCAGGGAATTCCTATGAACTATGGAACCTATACGGGTATCAATCCAAACTATGAAACAGCTACTCATGAAGAAGTAATTCTTTGTGGTAAGTCCCCTTTCAAACTTTGGACGATGCCTACGGAGACTTCTCTTGGTGAGAACACTTCGTTTGGTCCAGAGCCTACGTACTTTGAATACTTTAAGTTCATTAACCCAGAAACTCCACTCGATCCTCTTCGACGTGAAGGTTACTTTATTACTGCAGCTACAATTGCACTAAGTTCCCTACACTCAGAAGGTATGTTTGGTATTCTTGTTGAGAGACCTAGAGTGACAGCAATTGCTACGTTCTTGCCTGGACCTTCTTGTCCTCCAACTGACCCGACATGTGATAACTCAGTACCTGCGGTACTTTGTCCTTGTCCAATAATCCTTAGTGTTTCAGCTAACCCTGTTACGGCTAATGATTACTTCATTACTTTGTCAGGTACGACTGACGCAGTGGAAGATGACACGGTTCAGTTTGGGCTTGATACTGGTGGGTATATCACTGGAACAGTCGTTGCGGTTTCTAGTGACCAAACTTCACTTGAAGTTACGTTTACTGGAACTGTACCTAAGACTGCAGGATTTACGACTATCTTCTGCGACAATACTCTTGGTTGTTCGGCTTCTGTTGAACAATACCTGGTGGTTTGTACGGATGCTACTCGTTTGAGTCTTATCCTTAGCAACCCAATTAAAGCAGACACTGCTGCAGATGTAGTAACTGTATACTACGGCAATGGTACTTCAGTAAGTGCCACTGTTGTTAGTGTTGATATGGTTACGAACACTTGGGTAGTTGATATTGGTGGAACAGCCTTCTGTGACCAAGTAGATGGTGTTGTTAGTATCTGTGTACCAACAGCTACTGATTCAACCTGTCCTGCTTGTGGAACTGGGGTTGTTGTTACTCAGTGTACGACTTAGTAAGTCGACTGCGACTACAGGGAGCTTAGCTCCCTGTAGTTTTAAACCCTTCTGTTAGTAGATTTAATTGTGTCAGTACTCTCAGAATTACCTCCAAGAACTCCAATATGGGCCATAGGATTAGTAACAATAATAGTAGCGTTTACGTTTGGAGTTATAACTATCTACGCCTCTATTCGAAATGAAGTTCAGGATGTAATTAAGGAAAAGTCTTTGGCTACAACTGGTAGTTTGGATATACAAAAAAGCATGACCACTAGCATTTTAGGATTAGTTAGTAGCCAAGGAGACCAGATAGTAATGTTGTCTCAACAATTAAAAATAGCAGAAGTAGACATTGCACAATTAAAAGATGATTTAGGAACTTGTAAAGATAAACTTAAGTCTTGTAAGAAATTTTAAAGGAAATTATGAAATCACCATTTGATAGTGCAGCAGGATTTTGTGCAGACTTACTTCCTACAGCAGATAATCAATTCGATATAGGCTCCCCTACTAAACGTGTAAAGAATATTTATACTTCCGGCACTATCGTTACTGAGCCTATTCTTTTGAACAACAGTTACCTGGAGTCCAATAACGCAGCGGGTTCTGGAGTTATAGGGCTTATAAAAGCAGACGCTTCAAATAATACAGTTATCAATGCTATTACAGGTAAAGTTATTAACTTTGATATTAATGGCTCTGCAATTGGTAATGCATCTGCAACTGCTTTAACTTACCCAATTTATAAATTGTCAGATGGTTTTGATAAGAACTATTCTCTTGCAGCTTATGCATCTGGGACTGCTTATGCATTAACAGCTACTCCTGCAGCACTTGTGTTTGGGACTACTTCACCAAATTTGACCCTAGATAAAGCTGGAACCTATCTGCTTTCTGGAAGAATTAATCTTCAGTATGCAGGGGCTACATTTGCAGCGAATCAAACGGTAACTTTGAAACTTAGACGAACAAACAATACGGCCGCAGATTTGACGAATGGTACTACTACGGTAACTACTCGTATTATCACAACGATTACCGATGAGTTGGGGTCTATATCTCTACCACCTGTTCTTTATGCAGCAACTGCAGGTGATGTGATTTCTATTTTTGCAAGCGTTGCTGCAACTCCATCAGCAGGAGCTCTTAATGCTACTGATGCTTCTATTGTTGCTACTAGACTTTATGCTTAATAGGATTTGACGATGCCACGTCCAGATTGTGAACCTTGTTGTAACCCAACGGAAGCGGCTCGTTTACCTAGTTCGTATCGAGAAGCAGTAGTTCAACTTTTATGTGAGATACTAGCAGCCTCAGGAGGTGGAACTGATAGTGTAGTTTTACCTCAGGTAACTAAAGCTTTTGGAGCTATTACAGGTTCCTATGTAAGTTTGGGATTTCTGGATTCTACTTTTCGCTTGTCGCGTTTTTATATCAATAATACGACGGATGCTAATATTGAAGTATCTCTAGATGGAGGGGTTACTACTGCCTTCACAGCTCCTGCTAATACAGCAACATTTAGAGATTTAGGTAACTATACGGGGAGCGCTACTACAAGTGTGCAAATTAGGTATCAAGCAGCAACAGTACCTTCTATAGGCACTGCTTATTTTGATGGGTCTTATTAATATGAAATTATTAAAATTTCTACTTACTCTATGTTTATTGCCTACTTTTGCAGTGGCCCAAAGCTTTCCTGTTAAGAGAAATGATAACGCGACCACTACGATACAGAATACCAATTTACAACCTTCTGTATTATCTACTAATAGTAAAGGCCAGCTATTTACTCCTGTAGACCCTAGTTCGAACGTTTCCCCCTCTACTATTCCCTTGTCTTTAGCTACCACTATGGCAGGACCTCCTGTTGGTATGGTTGCGTGGGCAAGAGTTACATCGTCCACAACGGCAACTGGTGGTAGTACTACATCAATTACAGTTGCTTCACATACTGCTGCAGTAGGCGATCTCATTCAAATGATTACAGGTACGGCTGCAAATATTCAGGCTTGGTCTGATGTTACAGCAGTTACAGGAACTACCATCACTTTAGGTCATGCGCTTCCTTCTGCAGTTGCGAACAATGATACCTTTAGAATTTATAAACCTTCACCACTGCTTGCTACAGATGGGGTGAATACCTTAGGTAGTGCTCTTTTTGTAACTATTGATTCGAACTATGAAGCTACACGAGCACAAGGACTTCTAAAAAATCTTTCCACAGATTCTTGGGCGTCTGGTAATGCTGCGGTGATAGTAGGAGCTTATCGAGAAGCAATTCCTTCTACTACTGGTGTAGGAGCTACGGATGGCGCGTATTCAACTTTAAAGACTGATCCTAATGGCGCTATTTATACCCATGGTATCGCAGGTAGTTCTGGAGGATATAGTAAGTACTCCTTTGGTGCATTAGTAGGTACTGTGCAGACCGTGCAAGGTACTGCAACTAATATGGGAGGCTATGAGATACTAAATTCTGCAGCTACAATCTGTTATTTGCAAATGTTCGATGCTGCTACAGCTACTTCCATTACCCTTGGAACTACTGTGCCTGATCTATCCTTAGGCTTTCCTGCAGGAGCTGCTGCAAATATACCTGCCTCTAATCCAGGAATAGGGTTTACTAACGGCTTAAAGATTGCTGCTACGACAACTCGTGCTGGGTCTACGCCATGCGGAACTGGAATGGATGTTAATATTTTCTATAAGTAATGTGTTTAAAGAAAGTACTCTTATTCCTTTCCTTTTTACTGCTTCTGCCTCAGCTTGCACATGCTACTGATTCCGTAATTGTATTTGGAAGTTCAACTGTACCTTCTAGTACAGTTACGAATTACGCAGTTCCAGAAGGATTTCCGAATTGGTCAACAACCGAAACAGATCGGCATATGATAATGCCGACTGCGGGAACAGTTAAAAACCTATACGTAAAAACAACTACCGATCCCACTCCTGGTACTTACACATTTGCTATAATGAAAAATGGGGTGGCACAGACTCTTACCTGTGCTATTACGACAGGGTCTACGAGCTGCAATGATACTACGCATACGTTCACGGTTGCACAGGGAGATGCGATTTCCCTTCGTTCTATTCCCACAGCTTCAGCAGGTACGCTAAACGATATTCAAGTCTCTTTACTGATTTCTTCTACTGTAGCGGGTGAATCCCTCATATCAGGTGCAGCAACTACAGCAACGAACACAACAACACTTTATTTCGCTCCTCAAGGCATAAACGCGGGTAATGCTACCCAGGCGAATCGAGCAGTTGTAATGCCGAGCGCGGGTAATATTTCAGAGATGTGGGTTGACTTAAGTGTAGCTCCTGGTGGTGCTGATACTTATACCTTCACACTTGTTAAAGGTGGGTCGGATCAAACGCAGACGTGTACAGTCACGGGAGCTGCTGTAACCTGTAATGATACTGGACATTCCATCTCTGTTGCAGCAGGAGACTTAATTTCTATCAAGAGGGTGGCAAGTGCCACGGCTGCTGCGACTATAGCTAGATGGGGATTAAAATTCGTTCCTACGACTGATGGCGAGAGTGTTCAAACTGCATGGAGTAGTGGATCTGGAACGGCAGCTTCCACCACGTTTTTACCACCCGTGGCTAGTGGAGCGGCCTGGGCTGGCGCACCCGAATCAAACAAGTATGAAATAGGCCAGGCGTGTACCGTTAAGAATCTTTATCTAAACTATGCAACAGCACCAGGAGCTGCAAGAAACCGAGTACTTTCCGTTGTAGTTAATGGAACACCAAGTGCAGTAACTTGTACAGTGAGCGCGGCAGGGACGACATGTAACGATACAACTCATACTGCGAGCGTAACAGCCGGACAAACGCTAAGCTTACAAGATGCAGCAGATGCCTCGGTAACAGCCAGTATATTTAGAGGAAGCTTTGTAACTTTTATTGCTCCCCCCACCCCAACACCAACTCCCACAGCAACTCCTACGATTGTTAATCCATTGTTTGTACGTTCAGGTGGAGAAGGGGGGGCAGTTACTTCGACAGGTAGAACGTTCTCTTCAAACACAGCCCATGACCTTATGGCGTGTGGAGTATTCTTAGAAACCTCTACAGATGCGGTGACCTCTGTTGTGGATACTACCGGAAATAACTGGGTAGCCTCTCCTCTTGGACAATCATCTGGGATGGTAATTTACTATGCTAAAGACATTGCAGCATCTGGGTCAAACACTGTAACAGTTACCATTAACAATGCTCATAGAGTTGATACCCTTTGTTATGAGTATTCAGGTATAGAGCTTACTACACCTGTAGATGCATCAGCTCAAGGCTCCTTAACTACAAATTGTACTTCTGGTACACTTACAACTACGCAGACCGGAGATCTAATATTCGGGTTTTCTCAGCATAACGGAGGAAGTTGGTCTATAGGTTCTGGGTTTACAAGTCGTGGAACCTATATTTTTAATACTTGGAATAACGTAGAAGATAAGCAAGCTGGAGCTGCGGGAAACTACCCTGCAAGCTATACAAATGCCGCAACGTGTATAGTGCAAGCGGTAGCGTTTCAACCCCCTCTGCCAACACCTACCCCTACTCCTACACCTACGTTTACCTTTACACCAACTAATACGCCTACACCCACAAGCACTCCGACACCAACGCCTACTTCTGCGGGGTTTAGAGGATCATTATTATCTCTGGGCGTGGGAGGATAAAAATATTAATATGAATATAAGATGACACCAGTACCTCAGAAAGCTACTTATTGGTCCTACATGCTGGAGTGGGCGGGGTACCTTAATACCTGGTTTATTAATAACAATCACCCTGCAAATGATGGTGGTTTAGCTCAGACTTATTATGATGGGATGAATTGCGCCATTCGTCTCTATGACCAACTAGGAGTATTCAATCCTACTGTTAATAATTTTATAGTTGAGGGCTTTAATGCTTATACAACTTATTATGTAATTCCTAATAGTGGGTCTGTTCAGGGGTTTAGAAATTTTACAGATGGAGAACTTCAAGGTGTTTTAAGAGGTTTTATATTTGCTTCGCAATGTTTGAATGCTCTTAATCTTCAATTAGTTAATGGAGCATACGTTGCATCAGGAGATGTGAGTGATTCTCTTCTATCTAGAGAATGTGCCTATGCATTAGAGACTCATATAAATGCAGGACGAGCGGGTATTTCCTTATCTGGAGCTCAAATTGCAAGAAGAGAACAATTAAAGACTTGGGCACTTGGTCATATAGATCAATGGTGTGTTAGCTTTACAGCACCTTATTTTCGTCCTTTTATGGGGGCTATTACTGCTAAAGCTCTCATTGATTACTATACTTACATCTCAGCAGACGCAGCTATCGTTTCGCAACTAAAGATAATGGCAGACTACACATTTTCTGCTTGTTGGAAAGCAACCGCAGGAGCGTGGGGAGCTGGTCAATCTTTTCTTTATACAGACCGCACTGGATTCGACCCACAAGATGGATTCACACAACCCGATTTAAATATGTTAATCGTACCTACTTGGGGATGGTTATACTTTAAAGGTCAAGGTGGGGGTTATCGCTCTAATGGAGATTTAATCTTTCAAGGTGGGCTACCCGTATACTCAGGGGGTTTCTATGTGAGTGGAACGTATCTTGGGACTCAAAATGCAACTAATCCTGCAGGTAAGCAATATGACCAGCAGCTATATTGGGGACCTCGATATATAGAATGGGCAGAAGCTGCTGTTAGTGGAACTACATATACCTCAGCCATTGCGGGAGATTGGAATGTATCGGGGCATTGGTCTCCTGCAGGAATTCCTGGTCCTGGAGATAGAGTAATCATCTCTGCGTCTGCAGCAATAAGTGTATCAAATAGCGAAGTAATAGGGGATTCTCCTGCTGCAGGAACTCCCGTCATTACGGTTAATTCAGGAGCAACTTTAACTATTGCTACAGGCCAATCTATTACTTGTAGAGGAGATGTATTAATTCAAGGAACTGGAAGTATAGTTAATGCTGCGGGCTCTGGATTTACTTTTGATGCTTCGTTAGCAACCCCTGGTACCAAATATCAAGCTTCGATTGGTTCTACTCATAATAGTACCCCTTCTTGGTTAATGAATGGCTCCAGTGGAAGTCATGTAACCATTGGAAGCAATACTGCTGGAGGAAATGGTTGGTTTAATGATGGTTCTGGCCCTTGGTTACAGGCCGGGCTTATAACAGCAACTTATACGGATTTTACGAACATTGGAGATGATACCAATCCATCTATTCAAACTTCCCCAACTTCTGGAACTACTTTTAGTTTAACGCATTGTACGTTTAATAGATGTGGAAGAATTGATGGAACTTATAATGTCGGGGCAACTTGTACATATATATTAGATCATTGCGTATTCACTAATGGGCTTGATTCTGATGGTATTGATGTACGTATAAATGGTAACACTTCCAAGAGTGGCGGCAATCGTAAACTATACGATAATATCTTTAATGGAAGTTTACATTTCTATCCTGCAAGAAACTTTGATATTCAAAGAAATGGGTTCTTTGGCGTATTTGATACAACTGATGGTGATTGGACCACCTTTAAAAATAACTTTGTAAGGTATTCTACTACTTTTGGAGGACCTTTCAATGCTGCTGGAGACACTGATACTAACTATTTATATTTTGATGATCCTTCTTCTTATAATCCTCATTTTATACAACCGCTTTCTTATAGTAGAGACCAAGTTCATACAGGTAATATCTTTGATATGAACTGTGCTTCAGTTTCTCCTCCAATGGAAGGAGACGCCTTTACATTTGCAACCCCTTCAGGAGCCTGTGTAGCAACCATTACAAATAATATAATGTTAATGGGGCCTAATAATAAGACAGTAGCAACTCTTATTGACATGTTAGGAAATGCTAATACGGATGCTATTGTAGAGCATAATACCTGTTTCACAGGTACTCAGGGGGCTTCTATTGGTGAAACTTATGTAGGGCATACAGGTCAACTCCATAGTTTCAAATCTAATTTGATGTGGAATGTGAATGCTCTAGAAGGTTATAAACTTTATGTAGCTGCAGGGCAGACTGCAATTTCTAATTTAGTAACCTCTGCTAATGCGGATTACAATGGTGGATGGAACTTAGCTGTAGGTAATAATCTTAAGGGCTATAATAACCTTCTTTTTTCAAGTGGAAGTCCAGGTGCTCATGACGTAAATGGAGCTCCGAATTTTACGGACTATACTCGCAATCTCCGCTCTTGGGATGCTTCAAAAGGAGGTCCAGGTACAGATGCCTCTGCGTATGCTAGAATTCAAGCAGATACTACTATGATTTTGGATGTAATAACTTGGGTGAGTGGGGGATTCCATCCAACTAACATTATTTATCAAGGTACTGCTCATGATGGAGGAACTATCGGAGCAATGAGCTATCAAGGTCCTACTGTTACTGTTCATGATTTATCTTTATTAGGGGTGGGGTATTAATATGAATTGTTGCTATGCGTCTTATCGTCCTTGTGTGTCTTATTATCGTTGTGGTTACCCAAATGTCATCAAATTTTACCCATGTACGAATAGTTGTTACTCATACTATAATTGCTATGGTCAACAAATTTGGGGCTATTAAAACACTTTTATATTTAGTCAGGAGGCCCTATGGGTTGTGGTTGCGGTAATCCATGTTGCGGTGGATGTGGAGTTGATTCAAATACGCTCATTCAACGTCTTTGTAATTTAAACGTATCCAATCTTCGTGTTGTAACGGATTGCCTTACTGTAACTGTTGCAGGGTCTTGGGGAGAGATTGGGGATACCCTTCAGGTATTAAGGTGGTTTAACGCTGCAGAGGTCCCCCCAGTCTCTTTCACAAATTACTATATTAATACCAGAACTCGTTTGATGGTTACTGGTATTACAACTGATAACACATCTCCTTGCGCTTCAGGCGGGGGAGGAGGTGGCGGTGATTACACAAGTGGTACGGCGACTGTCGCACCTATAATTGCGGCAGGTTCAGGTACAGTTACTAGTGGGGCTAATCGAGTAACCGTTCAAAATGTTGGACCTGCTGCTGGAGTAGTTGCGGGGGTGGCTTTAGCAATTGGGCAATCAGTTGAATTTAACGCATTTAGTAATCCTGCTGTATCTATATATTATAGTCTTCCTGCAATCACCTATGATGGTACAGGAACTAGTTTATTTATAAATGTAGTTAGATGAACCAACTTAATTTAATTAGATACTTTGATAATGGGTTACTTACTCAAGGTATCTTATTAATTAATGATGCGTATTTTTGTGATACTTTGGAACTACCTTGGAAAGATAATGAGCATGAAATCTCCTGTATTCCAGCAGGTATGTATACTTTAAAACAAGCAAACCTACCTATAAATGGGGAATGCTACCAAATAGTAGATGTGCCTAATAGGTCGGATATTTTAATTCATAGTGCTAATTTAGTTTCGGAACTTAGAGGCTGCATAGCCCCTGGCATTAAATATGGCGTAGAAGTTTTATATAGTAAGGCACATTTAGCTCAACTTATAAATGTAGTAGGAAATGAAGCCTCTTTAGAGATACGAGGAATTTAAATTATGAGTTGCTCACGCTGCCAACAAAATAGTTGTTCTTGTCAGTCTAGTTGTCCTGATAACACTCCTTGTCGTATTGCAATATACACGCAAAATTCCTGGAATGTTCCTGTTGATGGTGGACAAGCAATCCTAAATACGCCCACACTTTGTAGCATTGGTATAGGTTCTTCTATCTGGAATGCGACGTATGGTTATTTTAAAGTAATTTCTTTTAACTCTATACTAAGTCAAATTGTAGTTGAAAATGACCATGCTTCAGGAAATGCAGCACCTGGTACTGCAGTTCCTGCGTATACTCAATTTGAGATAACCACTCCTCTAGAAATTGGGCCTGTAAAAGATTTCTCCTCCTTAATTACTTTCGGAGGAATTATATCTATGACTTATACGGTAGCTCCTCAAAACATATATGCAAAGTACGTAGAGCTAGGTTCTAATTTAATATGGTTCGTAGTGAGAGCCGTAGGAACTACTGCGGGAACTCCTTCTTATGGACTTACACATACCCTCCCTGTACCTGCTTTAAGTATGCTAGGTTTTGGAGCATTGAATGGGTTAATTTCTGGGCTGTCATCTAGTGACTTAGTTGTTAATGGTATACCAAGTCTGGCTTCTTCTACTGAATTACAAATATTCAATGGAGACTATTCTCCATTACAAATAGGGGCTAACAAGAGTTTAGTCACTGGAGGTATTTACATAAAAGCATGACATGTAATTGTGGTTCTCCAAATTGTAATGGTGGTTGCGGTCAATGTAATCCTGCAGGGCATCTTGTTCCTCAACCTTTTTATAAAGACGCAAAGGTCTGTAAACAGGACCATACTCAAAATATAATTGTTAATCAGTATGCTTTAGGACTTGAAGTTGCAAGTTCTTGGAATATTCCAGGATGCGGGGCATCTGCTAGTTTAAGTGTTCCTGGAACAACTTCAGCACCTATTGGAGCTTTCATTTGGAATAGAGCTTTTGGGTATTTTGAAATTGTAGGCTTCGATGCTAATACTCAAATTATATCTGTACAGAATCCCTGCATAGCGAATAATTTAGCTCCTGGTTCGCAAGTACCTTCATGCACAATTTTTACTATATCCCCTCCCCCTTGTTGCGCTGATATAGACCAAACGGGAGTATTTTTAAAGTATGACTTCACCGCACCTGCAGATGGTCAATGCACTGATATAACTTTAACTTCTGAGATAGGTCTTTCAACTAATAATCAAGTTGAGATTGGTTCCGGAATTTATAACCTATCTGCAATTAAAGCTAATAATGTAGTTACGATTTGTAATGATGGAAATGGTATTACTCCAGGGACTCCCGTAATCGCACAAAATGCAGCAGGTCAATATCAGTATCCAATTGGAATTATTTTCACTAATCCCTGTACTTTAGACCCTGTTACTCTTGGTACTGTTATTATTTGTGATGGTTCAGGGCAGTCCAAATTAACGGGCGCAAGTGTAGGTTCTCCTCTTGTATTATCTAACTTAGATGGCACCGCAGCTTATGATGATACCTTTCTTCCAGATATAGATGCCAATATTCAAAATGGTACAAGCCTTTGGGGAGGAATTTCTACAGGTTCTGCGAATGCTCAAGTAATTGCACCTTCTCCATTACCTCCTGCGTATGTTCCAGGCATAACGATAAGATTTCAAGCGGGATTCACCAATACAGGAGCAATGACCATACAATGGGGCGCTCTTGGAGTAATTAACGTTCAGAATGCTGATGGTAGCATGAATCCTGGGGATATACTTGCAGGAGGAGTGTATGTAATTACATATGTTGCTGCTGGTGTGTTTAGATTGGGTAATACTCAACCTTACCCCAATGATACTTGGGTTCCTACGTATACACCTCTAGGAGGTGGAACTTTTGGTGGCACTACTACTTATATAGCTAGTTATTTTGTGTCAGGTAAAAAGTGCGAAATTATTCTATCTGTAACGGGGACTATTGGAGGTACCGTTAATGCAATTAGAATAAACGCACCTTTAACTGCGGCGAATCCAATGGTAACAAGTGCTATGCGATTTTTAATAGACACCGAGGTAGATTTAGTAGGAGAAGCATTCTTTTTTGATGCCAACACTATTGAGGTATCTGCTCAACTATCTAATCTTACGGCTGGTGTGAATAGTCTTTATATTAATTTTAGTTACCTACTTCCTTAATGTGGCTGCAGCTCCTTTATATGATGGACAATCAGACTTCTCTGGAGGGCAGGATGCTTCACAAATACCTGCAAATGTAGGCCCCAATGCGTATTTTGCAGGTGTAAACGTAAGTTGTCAAAATGGGTGTCTTAATCCTCGTTGGGGGAAACAAGAGTTCCTTCTAGATTTTCAAATACCTACTACATTCAGATTACCTACAGGCCTTAGACGAGAATATCAGAGTATCTTTGAATCTTGTAAATATCAGGCTTTAATTCCTTACAATATTGCTGATGAGTACTATTTAATAGTTGTGATTTCAGGTGTAATTTTCTTAGTAAATCAATATACCCAAGTGGTTTCTGTCATAGAGATTGATGATGGTTCAAAGTTAGACGAATTACATCCTAGAATAAATTGGACCCCTGCAGGAAATTATTTAGTTATATTTGATTTTCCAGCTTATCCCGTAATCATAGAAGGCCTTACTGCGCGTAGGGCAGACCCTACAAAGTTTGAGATACCTGCTTCTGTTTTAGGATGTTATAACCAAAACAGAGTATTTATTTCTAATATAGGCAATGAGTTCACTGCTTCTGACCCTGCTGCTTATGGATTCCCTTTTGGTCCTATTAGTTTTACGCAGGTAACACAACCTGGAAGTGCTTTTTTCGGAGAAGTATTCCAGCTACCTACTGGTCATAATAATGACCCGATTACTGCTATGGGGTTTCTTCAAACTGTAGATACCTCTACAGGTATTGGTTCTCTTCTTGTGGGTACTCAAAAAGCTATATATTCATTTCTTACTCAAAATCCAAGAACTCAATGGGAAGCAGGGCAATTTGGGACCCTTTTTGTTCATGATGCAGGAATCGCGGGACAACGCGCCTTTTGTAACGTAAATTCAGATTTATTTTTTGTTTCTCCTGATGGACAACTTCGCTCGGTATCTATGAGTCGAGATGAGCAAGGTAAATGGTCTAAAGTCCCACTCTCACGAGAAGTTAAAAATTATATTAAGCTCTTTGATACTGAACTTAGTAAATATGCTTTTGTTGGTTATTTTCGAAATAAAATATTTACTTCAGCAAATCCTTATCAAGTAATGGCGCAAACTACAGACTATAAACCTGTATCCGATTATGTGTTTGGAGGATGTGTAGTATTAGAACTTGATAATATTTCAACACTTCTAAAAGATTCCCCCCCTGTATGGGCAGGACTTTGGACAGGAATTCGTCCAATGGATTTCGTCGTCAATGACGATAGATGCTTCATGATTGCAAAAGATGGTGGGGTTAATAAAATATATGAGGTTCGCCCAGACTTAACCTATGATTTAATTGGGCCAGAGCAAAAGATTAGAAAGATTAAATCTAAAGTCTATTGTAAAGAGTATGGGTTTGGCACGTATTCCGAAAATGGTAGCCCTGTATCAACGAACTTTTTTAATAAAACTTTAAATTCTATTGAACTTAATCTTTTCAATATTCAAGGCGAATTTGAAATTAACATAAAATACAGACCTTCTCATTCAATGAACTATCTTCAATGGACTAATTTTAAACACGTTGCTCCCTGGAGAAGTTGTAAGATACCAGAAGGATGTGCTTGGAATGGTTTAGTAGGGCATGAATTTAGAGAACTTAATTTAGGCGCTCCTACTGAACCTGGATGTGATCCTATAACTAGAGAAACATATGATACTGTTCGTAAAGTCCAGGTTCTGTTTGAAATCGAAGGTATTAATTGGGAACTACATGGATTTTTGATGCGTGCAACCTTACTAACTCAAAACGTAACTGAACCTGTATGTAAGCCTTATCCTATAGTAGAAATTTGTAATGATTGTATAAACGATTGGGGGATTCCAGATATATGTCAAGAGAACCAGCAGGTATAGTACTTGCACCTATTAAATATCTTGGGTTGGTTGATGGCCAATGTTTTACCAATATCACTGACTTTATTAAAACTTTGCAAGAAAACTTAGTTGCAGAAGTTCCCGATAACATCACAAATGTGCATGTTGGTAATATTCAGCCTAGTTCAACGGAACGCAATAGTGTTTGGTTTCGCGTTGATACTGGTGGGAAGTTCATTGGTATCTATATGTTTGATGGAGCCGTTTGGCAACAAGTGCTGGAAGCTCCTAATCAGGTAACATGGATGTTTGGAGACTCTAATAACTTACCTGCTGGATTCATTCTTGTGGATGGAGATAATCCCAACTTTGATTCGGGACAGGTAACTGCTATACAATCTATGTTTTATCCGACCCCAGGCACACCCCCATATAGCTATTTTGCAGTTACCTGGGTGGGATTTTAACCCCTTTTTAAGTGTTTAAATTTAATATAAACTTAGCTTAAGATCTTATTATAAGGAGACTATATGGCAAATGGCGTAGAAGAGTACAATGAAGCGGCTGCCCAAGCTCGTTTTGTAGCTGGATTTAAGGGTCCTTTTGTTCAGGATGCTAACAGGCCTGTGCCACTCATGTTTGTCGATGGCTATGGTCCAAATTTCGCTAAAATTAATGGCTCAGGCGAAATGGCCAAATCAATGCCAGTACTTGATTCCTGGGTTACCCGTAGACCTAATGGACAGTAATTTTATTTAATCGGAGATACTACAATGGCTGTTAATCTTTTGCCTCTTTGCCAGTCTGTACGCCCTGCTATGAGAGATGGCTATGGTGGAGCTAATGCTCACATCTACGTGCCATTTTTCGGTTATTGGTACGCAGACGGCGCTCAGCTTTCGTTCCCTAATGGTACTGTTGCACAGGCAACTAATCCAACAATCGCTGGAACATATAAGGACTTACCTTTTCATAAAGCTGCTGGAGTTTGTATTAGCCCAAACCCTAATGCATCTTATTTCAGCTAAGGTAAGTCATGGGCTGCTCAACATGTGGACAGAAGTACCCACACCTACGCAAGCCCGCGCAACCTAGTCAAAATAACTCCCCTGACGTTCTTAGACCTGTAAAGGAGAGAGCTATCAGGGGAGTTATTAAGAAGCCTCCTACACAACCTGCCCAGGTACCTGCTGATAAACAACCTTAACTCTCGTGATAACGCAAAGTGGCCATAACATTTGGAGAAGCAAAAAACAAAATTGCCCAGTTTGCGGGACGAGGTGGTAAATGCCCCACCAATATTGAAGTAGATGCGTTTGTTCGAGAAGTTCTAGATTACATGCTTATTTCTGGTGAATATGGGGGTCTTAGAACCTTTACTTTCACTGCTACGCAAGGACTTATAACAGTTCCTTATGAGCTCGATACTGTTCTTAAAGTAAAGATTGGGGAAGAAGTAGGGGAAGCTTGGAATCGCTGGTTTGAGTGGCGCTCAGGTTCTGATATTACTGGGTGTTTGCCTGGTAATTCTCTTTCGGAGGAGCCCAATTTAGCCCCAACTGTATATGATTTACCCTATGGAGGGGCTCATGTAGGTACTCTTGCCATCTGCGAAGAAGATGAAGAAGCTAATCTTATAGTTAAGGGATATGACCTTACAGGAAGAGAAGTTTATACGGTTCATAATAGCGAGCAAGTTGTTGGAGAATATCTTTCTATATCGTGTAATCAAATAAATTACTCTACTGTAAAGTTTGGTAGAATTACTGAAGTTTATAAAACTAAAACTAACGGATATGTTCAACTTCTTTGGACGAACCCTGATAATGGGGACAGAGGCTTTCTTTCTGATTACTCTCCACTAGAAGTAAAACCTCGCTATAGACGTTTTAAACTGAAAATTAAATGTGCTCCTTATGCACAAGTTCATGTATTAGGACGTATTCGATTAAAAGAATACTATGCAGATAATGACCTTATTCCTTTTGATAACTATTACACATTAGGAGTTGCGGCTAGGGCAGTTAATTCAAATTATAATGGCGATATCCAATCTTCTGCTGCACAAGATACCTTGATGACTAATTTAATCGAAAGAACTAATACCATTAAAAAATCTACAAATGGTCAGCCAATAGAAATGTCTCCTATTACAAGTGGAGGATCTATTTTAAATATAGTTCCCAACTCCTATAGAAGTATTAGAAAGATGTGGGGAGGATGGGGTAACTAATGAGTGCAGGATACCTATATAAACCCGCAACCTCAAAAGGGCCTGTAGTATTGGTTCCGTCTAGTGTTACAGATGTACCTACTATCACACTTAAAGATGGTACTGTAATTAAAGGAACTTTCGTAAATAATGTAGAAGGTAATAGGCAATATAAATTTCCAAGTTCGATTATTAATCAAACGGGACTTACATTAGGGGTTGGAAATGATAAAGCAACTCTGGGTTCAGGAGCTTCTGCATATCAAGGTCCTTCCTTATCGAGTTTAGCTCCTCGTGGTAAAGGCTCGGTAAGTGGGGCACCAGGTGCTGATACTTCTGGAATAGACCCTAAATATCAGCCTAGTCAAATTGGCTATGGAATGGCTCCTGCTGATATTGAAAAGCTATTTCCGAAGCCTACCCACATGAAAGAAACAAAGTTGGATTTTACTGATCCAACTGCGTACGCTAAAACTTTTCAAGACTACGTAAATACTTCTTTTACCAAAAATGTAGATGTCTCTAAAAATATTGCCTTAAGTGAGTTAAATACTGAACTTGAAGGGATGCAAGCGTTTGTCCCTGCTGCACAAGCTCTACAACAAAAAACAGTATCTGCAGATAATACCTTTAATCAAGAAGAGCGCACTAAACAGGTTAATTCTGTACTTGGTAAACAAGTTGAAAATTTAGATAAGCAAGCTGAAGATGCTGCTGTATATGCCTCAGGTCGGTTACCTGATTCTGAAATGGACAAGGCGCTTACTCTTAATGCAAGAGGAGCTGCGGCTGATAAAGCAAGTGTAGGTGGCTTTGGAGCATCTAGTTCAGTAGCACGAAAAACTTCAGATCTTTTAGATGCTAGTCAACGTTTAGATATTGCAAAATATGGAAACTCTCTTGTTTCTTCAAATGCTTCAGAAGAAGCTGCACTTAAACTAGCTCCGACAGAATATGCAAATGCAGGAAGCCAGATAAAAGTTACACCTGGGGAATCCGCAGGGGCTCGGCAAGCCACTACTTTAGCTGCATTAAATTCTTATGGGCTTTTACCTGTTCAATCGGGGCTGACTACTACAGTTCAACAAAAACAAGTTCAAGCTAATTTTACCAATGATGCTAGTAAAACTAATGCAAGTATTGATAATACGTTTGCATTAAGTAAATTTGGGTATCAAGCAAACTATGCAGGTGCTGTGGCAGGAGCTGCTCAAACAGATGTAAATACTCAAGTAGGTCTCGCTCAACAGCAGCAATATTTACAAACGATGCAAGGGTACCAAAATCAGTCTCAAACTACTGGATTAATTGGTGCCGGAATCTCAGGGGTTACTCAAGCAATTGGAAGTATTTTTGGTAAGTAAATGGTAGATTTTAGCTATGATGGATCATTAGGAAGTGGCCCCAATGTTGGGTCTGATATGACTATTCCTGATTTTGGAGTATCAGGAGGTAGTAGTACTCCTGGTCTTGGAGGAGATAGTTCAGGACTAACATTAGGTAATTCAGGAACTATTTTTGATTCGGGTAATTTCACCGCTGGCCAAAGTGGGTTACCTCAATGGGCTCAAGGCATTCTTCAAGGACTTAATATATTTGGTAAAGGAATGGCTAAGAGCTCTGGAAGTGGTGGAGTACCCCAGTTAGGTGCTGGAATGGTAGGATTTGACCAGAATAGATCTTTAGGAAGTGGTAGTTCAGGTGGAAGTAGTGGAGGAAGTTCATCTTCAGATGGAGGGGCATTGCATTCTCAAGATTGGGTTAAGTATGTTCAAATTGCAGCGCAAATTGCAGCTTTATTCGCGTAAACTATGAAAAATCAAGATTCCACAACTGATAACTGTACCTATAAAGTCACCGCAACAGACTTTAGGAATTTTGTTAATCTTTTACCTGCAAAGAAAGATTTACCACGTGTAGACTTTAAACAGATTTTTATTACTGCTAATACTACACTTTGCTCTAGCGGAATCTCTACTACTCTACGTCCTGGATTTAAATCTATTGGGCTTACATATCAAGGAAAGCCAATATTTGGAATGAATCAACTTATTGATTCTTCAGATGCTACCTTAGGCTCTCAAAAAATAAGAATTGCTTCTGACTTATTTAACCATCTTGGAGCATTTAGAAATTCTAAGGAAAAGAGGAAGTTTGATGAAATCGGAGACTACACTAATAATCAAACTTTGATTAAGACATTAGATTCTCTTTCTGAAAAGAATCTTCAAATACCTTTTATAAATGAACTATTAAGGTCGCTTTCTCAAACTCCTTTTAAGAATCTTACATGGGATACTGAAAACCAAAGAGCCCTCGAAACGGCCTTTAGTGCGTATATAACCTTTGCTGTATGGGATAGGTTCAGTGTAGCTCAAAAAGGTATGTGTTTATCTAATTTTGGTATAAATGCGTATAGATTTTCTAATGGAGATAGTTTTAAAACTCGTCAACTTATAGTTCCAAGCAAAGGCAATCCTGGTCTTAGATTAGAGGATGCATTCAATTATCTTCAAAAAGGAATTAATTCTTTTGCTCTTGTACGTCATTGGAGTGAGCTTAATCTTATTTATCAAGTAGGCGCAGGTAACGGAACAAGTGCAGGGGTTAGCTACTTTGTAAAAAGTTTGGGTATGTTAGGTGCGGGACTTAGAGGAGATTCTGTACAGGATATGACTCAAGGACTTATTGAATCTACTGGATACAAACCTGCCCCACAATTTGGAATGGGAGCAATTTATAATACTGCAAAAGGAGCTAATCCTCCTAAAGGTTATGTAATAGTTCATGCGGATGATAGAGGAACCCTCGCAATCCCACCTGCAAATAAATTATCAGCTATTGGGGCTTTAGTAGACGCAGTATTTATAGGAAATTCGGGAGGTAAGTCTTCTGTATCCGCATCTGCGTTTGGAATTTATGATAGCTGGGATAATGCATATGGCCCCAATCAATACAATGCTACGCTGGCTGGTTCTCAAATTGCTGCAGGTCTTGATGCTCTTATTAATAACAATCCTTTTATTTTGGGTGGGATAGTAACCGCGTTTACTTGTTACAATTGTGAGAAAAATGGTCAAAGTACAGTAGAGGACCAAAATGCATCTGTCAAAAGAATTTACCGTCGTATTGGTCTTGGTGGGACTGATTATACTATTACCCTTGCTAATGGAACGTCAGTAAAACTGATTAAGGAGTCTGAAGAGAAGTCAGATGATGACACTTACGGTAATGAAGTAGGTTTCTTAGCTACTCTTTGTGGTATTTCTCTTGCTCGTATCCTTGCGGGAGGTAAATCACCTGAGATAGATGCATGTGGTGAACAAATTGGGGATGCTGCAGCATCTAATGTTCGACCAGGTATATTAGACTCAGATAGTCTTGAAAGTTTGATAGTTAATTTTAAATCGATATTCGCGCAGTCTGGCATTAAGTCAAAATCTGATGCATTTCAATTAGCGAACCAAGCTTTTGCAGAACTTCGCCTGAATGACTCAGATACAACTTGTCTACATATAATGTTAAATATTATATATGATGACACTAATATTGATTTTGTATCTTCTCTTCTTAGTGGTCGACAACGTGGATATGACGCAATTGAAGCGACTAATGAAGAAATAAATACTATTCATGTTATTGGAACAGATGATAGTAATTTTGATAGTGAGTTTCCTTCAGTCGATACAACGTTAAAAAATCCAAAACCCATCAAGTCTAAAGAAGAGATGCAAGCTTCAAATAGACGTAAAGGGGAGCAGGAACAACAGGTAGTTCAGCAACAGCAGTCTCAAGAACAAGAACAGCCTCAAGAAGACATTGGTGAACAGCAGCCTGAAGCACCTCAAGAAGGAGCCGCAAATGGGTGACGGCTACAATATCTTTACTCAACCAACCGGCCCTAATATAGATGTGCGTCTCTTTGGAGATGCCGCGACTCGTGGTGCTCAGTTAGGTAAGGATATACCAAATCCTATTACTGCAGGGATTCAAGGGGTTCAAGAAGGTATTAAGAATTATCAAACTCAAAAGCTTAATGAACAAAAAATTGAGTCTAATCAAAATGAACTAGATAATGCAGATTTAACTACTGCTACGAAAGAAGAAGAATTAGCCGCACTTCAAGATAGAAATGACGCTAACGCAATTAAGTTAAAAAAAGATAAAGCTTTAGCAGAACTAGATACTTCGACTACTACTGCTAAACTTAGAAATGAAGGTGTAAAAGCTAATCAAGAAAGTTCTATTGCTACACAGCTCCAAGATTTAACTCAGAATTTTGATTCTTTAGACCCCACACGTCAAAGGGAATCAATTTTTGGCGGCAAAAGTGCTCAGCTTTGGGATGTTAGCCCCGATACTATGTACAACTTGGGTAAAAGTATTCCCAATTTAAATCCTCAAGACCAGCAAGAACTTGAATATAGAGGAGCAGACGCAAGAACTCGCGCTCAGTATGATAAACAAGCTTCTGAAAGTGCACAAGATTACAAAGATTCTCGTGATGTACTTATAGGGCAAGATACTACTGGAATAGTTAGCAAAATTGCTAACGATATGGGTAAACAACCTGAGTATGTATTCAAAAATTCTAAACTAGTTGATGCAGGACTGTATAAAACAGATGCTAATGGAAACGTAGAACTTGACCCAAATACTGGGCTTCCTGCAATGAATGCGATTAATGCAGGAGGAGCTCATACAGCAAAGTCTACTTTTGATATGCTGTATACAGACCCAACCATACCTGCAGGTACTCCTGGGTCAATGAAGGTTATTCAATCTGGATTTGATAAAGATTTTTCTAAAAATTTTAATGCTTTTCAAACCAATCTTTCTTTAGTTGATGGCACTCAAAAAAATGCAGCCGTTAACCAGCTTCGTCAGGAACATCAAAATGCCCTTAAACAGTTAAATCAAGGACAACAAACTGCAGGAGGTATTAGCACCCTAAATAAAACTAAGACTTCCAATACTGAAGCTACTCCGGCACCTAAGCCCCTCTATGCTGCGTTAGCTCAAGATACACTGGGACTTAATGAAAAGTTTGCTTCTGATATAGAACCTTCTCTTAAACAAATCAGTGATGTAGTGCAATCAGAAGTTAAAACTACTGGAAAACGTGCTGATGTAGGTAACATTATTCAAAAAAACACGCTACTTAATGTCTTAGGACAACAGGTTGCTAAAAACGACTTTGAGAACTCTCCTGCACTCCAAGCTAGTATCAGTCAATCAGATGTTGATAAGTATAATGAGTCTATTGGAGGAGTTTATGGGGGTGATAAAAATTCTCCTTATGTGCAGAAAATGATAGCTCCTTATAAGGTTAGTTCTCCTGCACAATTATATTATCGTAATAACCAAAAATCCTATGATGGTAAAGTAACTGATTACGTAAACCAACTTTCTGATATATATTATAGAAAGTTAAATGCCTCTATTATTCAAAAAAATTCTTTGAGTCAATTCGGGGCTAACTTAAAGTAAGCTCTTATGGCTGACGAGGCTATTGATAATCAAGATTCAGATGTAACCCCACCTGCACAGCCTGAAACTGCTAGTAAGAGAGACTTATCATTCACTCCAGATGATCCTGATATGATTCAGGCCTTTCATCTACAAGAAAACCCTAAAAATGTACCCTATGGTCCTACCACTCGTAGCGGGGAGCGTGCAAAAGGACCTATGCAGTTTATGCAAGCGACTTGGGATGCTGTAGCTGATAAAGGAGATGACATATTTGATGAAACTGCATCAAAGAAGAACTCTCAAAAGCTTTTAAACACCCTATATAATAAATATGGAACTATGGAGCTCGCTGCTGCTGCTTACAATGCAGGAGAACCTGTAATCGATAAGTATCGAGCTCAAACTAAAGACGGAACTTGGTCAGAAGTTAAAGATTTAATGGCGCAAAAAGGTTCCTATGAAGAAACTCAAAAGTATGTTCCTGGAGTGCTTGGAAAATATCAATCGATTAAAGACGGCTCTATTAAGTGGATCTCGCAACATCCTGAACACGCGCCAGCTACTGCAAGCGATTTTGCAGATGATGATGAGCCACAAAAAGTATCGGGTAACCTACAAGACTTTAAAACACAATTATCAGATATATTTGAAAGTCCTGGATTCCAAACAGGTTCAGCGACTGAACAAGTAAGAGCTTTAAATAGACTAGAACAAAGTGGAAAATGGACTCCAGAAGTTTATCCTTTTATAAAGACACAAGCTTCGCTTTTATGGCAAGGAGCTCAACCTGAGGAGTCACCTGATTTTAAAGAACTAGTAGGAACTCCTCCAGTTGTTCAAAATGGTCAGAATGTAGAAGAAGTATTAAATGCTTGGAAATATGATGCAAGTCATCGAGTAGTTCAAGAAGCTGGAGTGAAACCAGCGCTTTTAGGAAGCCAATTTGATGACTATGTAGATCAAGCTGCAAATGATGAAAAAGATGCTTATGCTCTTAGGAATAGAGGTGCAATATCGAATGTAGCGCATATTACAGGTGGCGTATTAGCTGCTGCAGGTGCAGGAGCAATGAGTACTATTACTACTCCAATAGCAGGAGCGGTACGACTTGCAAGCGGAGGTAATGAGACTCTTACAGCAAAAGCAGATGCAGTTCAAAAGATTCCCGAAGACTACTTAGGTTCTTCCTTTGACCATGGATTTTATGCAAAAGATGAGAATAATAGAATTATTCGTAATCCTGATGGTACTCCAAAAGCCACTTGGCAAGAAAATATTTCTCAAACCGTAGGAGCTATCCCTGCTCTTATTTCTGGTGCCGGAGCTGTAAAAGGGGTATTTGGTTTATCACAAGCCCAGATAGGTACAGGAATATTTACTACGAACGCTTTAAGTTCCGCTAATGGTTTATTCAAGCAAACTTTAGAAGAAACTGGAGATGTAAAGAAAGCCTACGCAGTATCTTTAGCTGCTATTCCTGAAGCTGCTGCAATGACATTGCCAGAACTTGGAGTACTTGGAGGACAGTTTAGACCAGCTCTACGTTCGTTGTCCTTATATGATAAAGGTCGGTTCATAGCACAGAGTATGGCTACAAATGCGGCTCGTATGGGGGCAGGAGGAGCTGCAGCTAACCTTGTACATCAAACTGCCGTAAATAAGGAGTTTTCAGGTACAGAACTCGCTGAATCCACGATAGCAAATGCTGTAGGAGGTGCTATCGGTGGAGGATTTTACGATTATTTTGGAGGCCAAAAAGCTTATAGGGAAGGGAAAGCTCAAGAGGTTCGGGATGAGGGGTTAAAAAATGTAGCTGCCGAGCACATGTCGGACTTTAGAAACTCCCTAGATTCCAAGAAAACTATATCTTTAGACACCAAATACTTTGACCAAAACGCACTAGATTTTAATGGTTTGCACGTTGAAAACTCAGCAAACGGCACCACAACACTCGCTAAAAATTTAGATGTAAATCCAGGACCTATAAATCCTGAAGAAACTGGAAGAATTGTAGAGCATATTAAGGCTCTCCCAACTCCCAATGATTTACCTGCAATTGATGAAAGACTTACCGCATTACATGATGCTAGTACTATAAGAGAATTAACTCCTGAAGAAGGTCAAGAAAAGGGCTTACTTACTCAAACAAAACTTGCGATGCAGCATCCTGATTACCTGCATGAAGTGCAACGTAATGAAAATGCACTTAGAGCAGTACTTGAACACCCAGAAGCACTGGACCATCTCACAAACAATGATATTCCAAATATCACGTATGACGCAGAAGATAGAAGTTGGAGAGATGTAGAAAGTGGTGAACGTGCCCCGTTTGCACGTGATTTATTAAATAAACCTGCATCTGAAAATAGGCCAGTATTTCAGGATTTATCTGATATTGAACATTTAAAAATAGTAGATGGCGATATTAATGAGATTGCCAAAAATAAACTTCAAGGTAACTTAGGAGCCCACACTTCTAAAAATGGCACTATATACATAAAAGCAGGACTTCCTCAGCCCGTTAAAACCGAATTGTATGCTCATGAGGTTGCTCACGGAATACAAGACAAATTACAGCTTCCTGAATACGTAAAAGAAGCCTTAAATACTGTTAGAGCAGATATAGAAGAGGAAGCTAAGGTAAGTACTGCAGATGAAATAGCTTCTAAAGCACTATTACCCAACGTGAAAGCTGCTGTAAAAATACCAGACCTGAAAGCTTCAAAATTATACCCTAAGAGTAAAGAAGCTCTCTGGGGAGCGCGTGAATTTATGGCTAACCAAGTTGCTGCGGTTATGCTAAAAAGAAGTGGTGCAGATATTGGGGATTATCATATAGTCCCTGAATTAGAGCAGCACTTAGAGCACGTAATTTTACCAGAGGTTAAAAATGCCCAATCTAGTAGTCCTACACGTCCCGCCGAGCAAATTAGTGCGCCAGAGGTTCAAGGAAATGAACCTGGAACAACTAATGAACAACCTGGTGTTCCAAAACAATCGGATATTAATAGCCAAGAACTCAAGCGACCAGCCTCCGAAACTGAAAACCCAGTTCAGTTTACCTCCGAGACTAAGAAGGAATTAGCCCTTCCTTATTCAACTGGAAGTGAAAGACCTGATATTGATTCTAGAACTGGAGATACTGCGGAAACTGCGTTTTCTAAAACGTTACGAGAAGCTGTTCCTGAAGCTTCTCCTGCAGATTACGATGTGCGTTCACGTGACATAGCTCACGAAAAGGCTCAAAAGTTAATATCAGACAAAGGTGTAGACTACATAATTAAAGAGTTATCGAATGAGCATAGTTTTTTATCGCGCACCCCAGAACGTGCCGCAATTGCTGACCAGTTACTTTTAAAAACTGATGCAGACTATCAGGCTAATCCTACTCCTGAAAATGCTGAAAAAACTTATCAAGCTGCTCAACTTAGAGCAAAAGCTCTTACGACAGCAGCCCAGACTCTTTCATTAGCTGCGCAGTTTCGAGGTGCCGATACCTTTGGTCAGTTTTATCTGACTCTTAAAAACATATTAAAAACTGCTGGCTTAGAGTCTGATTTTACAGACTATCAATTGGGAGAATTAAAAGGACGTTTTGATAAATTCAAAGCTGCTCCTGAAGGAAAAATTAAAGACAGCTTGGCTTTAGAATCGATTGAGCAAGGTATTAAGAATGTGAAGTTAACTCCTGCTCAATTTTTTAAACAATATTATAAAAATAACTTACTTTCAGGTCCATCTACTCTGGTTAGAGTAGCCACAGGTCATGGTCTTATGGGGCCTGTATTTACGGGACTTTCTCATCCCATTTATGGGGGTTTCATGGCTTGGAAAGTAATGGCAGATGCTTTACCACTAATAAAAGCGGAAAGTGCTTTAATATTTAAAGGTCAATCAATTGGTGAAGTAGACCACTTAGTATCTGGTCTACTAAGTACAGACCCAGTTAAATTAACTACTACAGAAAGAGCAGCGGAAGGCCTTCAAAAATTTTACGATAAATTTGGTAAGTTTGTTCCAAGAACTCTAAATGCAATTAGCAATGCGATGACTGAGTTATCCACTCGTGCAGGAATGACTCATGAGAAATTTCAAGAACTGAAAGCTCAGTACAAAGATAATCCTGAAGGGTTTACTACAGCCGTTTCTAAACTTTTAACTCCTAAAGAGTCTTTGGATAGAGCGTTAGCTCAGGCAAAGAATGAATCAGATAGTGGGAGATTGGGGCTTAATAAAAATCAACAAATGGTAAGAGCTTATGAAATATTGGATAATGAACGCTTTAATGAAGCTGATAAAGCTTATGGACAAGAATACGGAGATTCCGTTTCTCTTCGGGGACCTGTAGCAAACCTAGGAAATAAGTTAATTGATAATATTTTTAATAATGCAAAATGGAGCCAAACTCCTATATTAAAATTTGCAAAAGATACTGCATTTCCTTTTATAAATGCCCTTAATCATATCACTGATTTTTCTATGGATTTAGTACCAGGAAGCTTTCTGGTAAATCATGCTGATACTATTTTTGAGTACACACAGGCAAAGTTAAAAGGGGGTACTGAAGGAACTATTCCACCTTCTCTTACAGGACGTTCTGAGGCTTTACAAAATAGGTTAATAGCTGGGCAAATTATAGGTTCTACTATTACTGCAGGATTAATGCTTGCACTTAGAAGCGGAGAGATTCAAATAACAGGAGAGCCTGAGGTTGTACTTAATAAATCTGGTGGAAAGATAGGTGGAGAAGCTCGCACAGGAGCTAAAATTAGAGAGTTTGAACAGAAAGGTATCCCTGAACATAGTATTATTATCCCAAGTTTAGGTATATCTTTTAAGTATGACGATTTACCTGGTCTTAATTTACTAGCAGTGGGTATTCATAATGCTAATAAAGCTCTTGATAATGGTGAAGGAGCTATAGGAGCTGCAGCACAATTTTATAAAAATGCATTCCTCGCAGGTGTGCCCATTTGGGGTAATGGTTCTTTAAATAGACCTTATAAGGATTTTATTAAAACGATGGTCTCTCCTGAAAATGAAGGGGGAGGAGTAATCAATGCAGTTCAAAAGTTTGCAAAAAATGCTCAACAAGGTTTAATTCCTTTTTCTGGGTTACTTAAGAACGTTCAAAAAGCTTACGACAATCCAGAAGACAGTCATGGAGGACCTTTAACTAATGCATTTAAAAACGTTCCTGGCTTATCATCACTTTTAGGCAGCAACCCTTCTTTAGACCGATTTGGTCGACCTATTGAAAGAAGTTTTCTGGAGCATACACCTTTAAGTGCTGTCGTAGACACAAAGGCTACAGCGACAAGTCCCGTATGGGAGAAGCTAAATCAAAGAGGTCTTATTGTTCCTGAAATGAATGCAGGGATAAAATTTAACAAGGGGGATTTCTCTTCTCCTGCTGCACAAAATAATTTTACTACAAAACGTGCAGAAGATAGGCTAACAAAGGCTTATGCAAATACCTTTTCGCCTCAAGAATGGTACGACTTTAGAAAAGCAGTGGGACCATTTGTGGAGCGAGCTGCAAACCAAGTCGCATCTAGTAACATGCGTACAGAGGATGCGCAAAAGCTCTTAAATCAGCGTGTTAAAGATATAGAAACTCAAGCTAAGAAACGTTATATAGCGTCTGGCCGATTTGATTAGTATGTAACCGTTTCGCGTAAAGCGCGATACAGAGAGCATCTACTATTCCATCATCTTTTTTCTGCAAATTTAAATCAGGCCAATGCTTTTGAGCGAATCTAAGAGCTGCGGGTTTCGTATCTCCTGTCTTTACTTGCAGAGCTCCTCCAAGTATCTCTTTTTGCCAAATCTGAGGTCTGGTTAAGTGAGCTTCTAATCCCATGAGCTCTAGAGTTGCCAACCAACCTCCAAAGTTTGTGCAAAAGGTACAAGTAGAAACTGCCCCTTGTTTAACACCATGTTTAGCCATTGCGCCTACTTCTTCGAGAACTGGAAATACAAGTGAGTTACTAAAGGATAAAGCGTGTTGGTTTAGCAGATCAAGTAAGCGTCTAAAGGATACGAAACGTTCTGTTAATATAGGCTTTTCAAGTTTATTAATAAGTGCCCATCCACCTGTTTTCCCTGGGTCTATTCCTAAGTACAGCATTATCTATGAACTCGCCTAGCGTAAGAAGCTTCTGATTGATAAATAGGACCCTGAATAGTTAATATTTCAATGGTACTAACCCCAAGTCTATCTTGTTTAAAAAGTGCAAAATCATCTACATATTTTGTAAACTTTTTAACTTGCTGTCGTATCAAAATGGTTTGAGCTGCACTAAGTTCCAAATCTTCTGCCACATCGATGTACCTAAATCGATAATCTATTCGTTCCATATACTTAGAGTTGAACCAACTCATTGCATTTTTAAAGTCTAAATAGTTGCACGAAAAAAGATCCCTAAAGGATCTTTCTAAAATAGCTGCTAATAGACCTTTTTCAGGCATATAACACTTGTGGTCAACATCCACGTTGTATGTATTTATCATATCGTCCATAACAAAAAAGGGCAGATTTTCAACATCCTTTTGATGCGGAAAATTGCCCTTTTGTTCGAGAATTTTACTTTTTAATGAACACACCTGTAATCTGTGAATTAGCTTGGTATCTGGAGATAAACCCAAAAATATGCCCAATTAGAGAGACTACAAGAGGAGCAATAATGGTGTTTGCTTCTTCAGGAGTTAGGTGAGTTTTAGCTATAACGATAGCTGCAACTGAAACTATTCCCCCCACTAAGTTACTCCAAAGACCTTTACTAGCAACTGCAGCTTTACTATCCATTTAGATATCCTTTATTTGACTTTACGTTTTTTGGGTTTCTTCTTACCTAAATTTGGATGGTCTTTAATGGCTTTATCGGTCTTCTCTTTAGCCACTTTTAGAGAGTACCCAAGATTTTGTAAGTGACCTACAATTTTACCGTAGATTGCTTCTTTATTCTTAGGTACTGGCATTAGTACTTCCCTTTTTTTGCTTTCTTAACCTTTGCCTTAGCTTTGCCCTTCTTCTCCATCATCTCTTCTTTCTTTGAATCAACAACTTTTTTCTTCATTTTGGCTTTGGCCATACAAATACCTATAATTACAATTATTACGAGGATAAAGAACTAAATTCCTTTATATCCTGCTGCACTCACATATACCGTGGAACTTGCTGTGCCACAAGCAAAAAATATTGCGGTATTAGCAGAACCATGAATAGGAACTATGAAAGGAGGTAAATTAGAACCACCACCAAGAGGTGCAATTGTATACCAAATAGCAGCTCCACCACTCCCATCCTGTATAGTAACAAGAGAAGTTGAGGCTCCAGTATTTGAAACTGAGAGATTAGTTATATAGTTTTTAAGCCCTGCACCGGCAGCAGCTATCAAAGAATGAGTAGAAGTATCTGTACTGGACTGGTTACCAAATACCGCGTTTTCAGGATTGGAGTAGGGCTGGTTGATCTGTTTTTGGTCTAAGGTGGAAATAAAGTCAACTCTATCCCCTGCTGACACACCTGCGGGTAATGCTGCAACTGCCTTACCACCAATTTTTACAGGATTGCCACCATCTACTCCATCAGACGCAACGTTACCTTGAACTATTCCAGTACTCATATCAGCCACTTTATAAAGGTGTAAATTAAATAGTATAAACCTGCACCTAGTATATACAATAATGCTGTTATGCTATAGACCAAAAGTGAAGGTAAAGAGAGCACTCCTTTAACGCCTATTTTCAAAGACTGAAGGACTATTTCCCAAAAGGTAGGGGTATAAGTATAGATTCTTGTAACTCTTGAATGTGTCATAAGACCTCTTAAAGTTTATACATTATTCCTCCGGTATGATAGGTGCTTTTCCTGCTAAAATGTATGATCTCTGTTGGTCTGTGAACACTCTAGAATCTAGTATTAATTTCTCCCAATCAGGCCCTTTTCCATAGAATTCTAGAACCTCAACATAGTTAAGTAAGAACGGGCTTACGCCCAATTCTCTAGAAATCTTACCTACACTAGTTAACGGCACTTTCTTGGTTACGCGCTTCCACGCATTTAACATACTGTTTGATAATTTGAGCTGTCTCGCTAGTACATAGGAGCCTCCAAATTTCTTCCAAAGTACCTCTAAAACGCGTGCTTGCTGGGTGGGTGGATTTTTACGTTTCATATCTTCTTTCCTAAAAATTCTGTGTAATATTTCATATCTTGTCCTACCCATTCGAGTAGTTTTGAACCTGCAGGGTCCGAGGTATACCCTATGGGATTGTGGCCACTACCGATTCCAGGACGCCCAGGTAAGTTTTTCATTCCTATTGAAAGATGCTTGTTAACAAAAACCATAGAAGTTTTCTTGTACTTTTTACATAACTCCCAAAAGGTAATATCAAAAAATTTTTCACCTGAATGTAAAGCTTCTAAAAATATTGGAAGTATTTCTTTTCTAAACCCTGTGGCTGCTAATGAACAGTGTTCATAATTTTGCATTTCTTTATAAGATTTTGAAGTACAGTTGTAGTAACCTGAGTTACCCTCACCAACAATACTGAACATCTGTAAGAGATGAACATAAGATTCTAAATATGTTGGAGCTAGATAGTCATCATCTTCTATTGGGAAAACATATTCTGCTTTAGATTCTTGAATAACAGGTAAAGCAGCCATCCAATTAGTTCTTTGAGTGTTATAACCAGGCTTCCAGATAAGAGGAGCATTTATCTTTACTTGATTTAAAGTACATTGGGTTTCTCCGTTATCATCGTTTACAACCACCCAATTAATCTTATCTTTAGGGTATGTTTGGTTAACTATAAGTTTTTCACAAATAGCAAACGCTTTAGATCGCCATCCGGTCACTGTTACCAAGTCTATTAACGGGTATTCCACGGCCTACTCGCTATTGCTTTTTTAATTTGATTCGTAAAATTGAGCATTCCCCTATCCTCTCTTTTATTAAGGTCATGAGCAGGAAAATCTTTAACTACCTCTTTAGGAGTTCCACCATTAGCATCCCCACGGTCACACTTAGTTATGTATTCTTCATAGGATTTAGTGTGGTAATGATTTATACGAAGTGTACAGGCTTTATTAGGCACTAAAAGACCCTCATTTGTATGAGGTATTGCTTTACCTGTCGCATCGACCACTATAGCTTCTGGCTTAAAAATAAAGTAATGAGGATTTTTACCAACCATATTTATTGCACTAGGCTTTAAGATAGTTTTAGTGTGCTGATTATATTTATCATCTCTCAGCAAAAATCTTTCAGTTACCAACTTGCCCTTGTCTCTTTTTTTAAACCCCCCACTTCCAAATAGCATCCAATGAAGAACTACACCTGAAAAGCCCTTAAACTTCTCTAATCTTTCTTGCACGGTCATTGTGCCATTAGCGTTATATATAAATTCATCGGCATCTATAAAGGCGCACCACTCATCCTCAATATTAAAGGCTTTGACATTATTTAGAAACTCTTGATAAGCTTCCTGCTGTTTTCCTGTCCATTGACCCCAGGAGGTCACTATCTCTAATTCTTCATACCTATCGAGAATCTCTTGAGTGTCGTCAGTGGACCCATTATTAAAAATAAAGAAGTTGGAAACTCCCTGAAGTATATGGTATTCAATCCACTCCTCTAAATAAAAGCCCTCATCCTTTACAATTGCTACAATATTTAAAGGTACCATCAGTGTGCTTCTCCCCAATTAAATCCGGTCTTGATACTCACAAGCTTATTAACTCTATTTGAATTCATTACAGTCTTATAAGCCTCAATCATAGCTGTCTCTAAACAGATGGTAGCTATCTCTACCTGGTTTTCAGGAACTTCCGTAAGAATTTCATCATGTACACAAGCTATAAGTCGCCAATCAGGGCTTTTACATTTTTTGAAATTCACAATTGCTTGCAAAATTATCTCTGCAGCAGTTCCCTGAATAGGATGATTGAGAGCCATACCGTAATAGTTATTAGGATCTAATGCGCGAGTTTTACCCATATAAGTACTAGCTTTAAGACTTACTTCACAATTAGAAGTTTGCCTTATCTGCCATTCACGAAACACAGGGTAAGCTTGCCTATAACCTTCTATAAGTTCACGAGCTCTATCTTCTGTAATGTCTGAAAGGCCGTAATTTGTCTTAGCGTATTTAGAAAACTTCTTAGCTCCTAGGCCAAATTGACTACCCAGAAGTATCGCTTTTGCGTATTGGCGTTCTGTTTTTGTTATAGAGTCTACAGGTTTTCCAAGTATTAGGGCTGCTGTAATCAAATAAATATCTTGCCCATTTTCATACACCCTGAGCATTCCAGGGTCTTTTGAAACTTCCGCAGCTACTCTAACTTCTATTTGGGAAAAGTCAGCACATACATATTTGTAACCGCTCTCTGGTATATATAACTCACGGAACTCTTTTTCTCGTGGTTGATTCTGTATGTTAGGGTTTGAGCAGGAGAGGCGACCAGTACGGGCCCCTGCGATGTTATAATGCGGGTGGAGACGCCCTGTAGGTTCAAGGAGAATAGTAAGTAATTTTGTACCATAGGTAGAGAGTAGCTTTTCATACTTTTGATACCTTATGAATGGCTCAACTAATTCTAAATCACTAAATTCTAAGAATGTGTCAGCATCTGTTGCGAGTTTACCTGAAGGAGTTTTAGTCCAAACGGCTTTAATAGATGTAGGTAAGTTAGCTGTTAGCCACGCAGAGATTTTTGGTCCTGTAATAGTGGGCAGTTTGGTGTAATCTAAAACCCTTTGACGAGCTATAAGCATCTCTTTACGCCATTCGTTGATAAGGAGTTTGTGCTTTTCAACGTCTAACTTAATACCGTTTAACTCCATTTCAGATATTGGTTGAATGGAAGCTTTATAGAGGTCAAAAACTTTGTTAAGCTTACGTTTCGCAATCTCAGGTCCTAGTTTTTCTGCAATCTTAACTACACATATAGGGTCAAGAGCTGCATACTCTAATTGCTCGAAAGTTAAGTCTTCTTTACCCCAGTCAGAGTTTTGAAGCACTTTAAGTATATCCTCCTTAAAGAGCATTTTAGTAAGTGCTGCAAGACCTAATGGAATGGTGTCAGAATGATACTTTGCGTGCATTAAAAGGCGTGCAGCTATAAACGTACAGGATAGGTTACAATGCTCTATGCCTTGAGCCTTTAAGAATCCTAGGTCAAACAGCGCATTGTGAGCTATGAAACGTTTCGTTTCTAAAAACTTTTTAAATATATTGAAAGGAAGATGGCGCATATCAAAGAGATAGACCACGCCACCACTAAATATCTGAAGAAGTCTAATAGTACCGACAATGGGTGACAAACCAGGGGACTCATAATCCTCATACCCTGCTTTCGCACATGTTTCGGTGTCGAGTCCAATTAAACCGTCATCGTTATTTAATTCAACAAGTGCGAATAACGCGCCAAAAACTTCTTTAATATGCTGAACCTCATAAGATTTATCTAAAAACCTTACTTTAAATTCTTTAGCGTCCACTACACCTGCCCTTTACCTGAGGCAACTTTAGCGAAGTAGTTATCATAAAATTCTTGCTTAAAAGTAATTTCAAAATTTATATAAACTCCAGGTTCTTCAACTCCTTGGTCTACATAAAAAGCAGAGTAATCCATACATTCAATATCTTCTAACTTAACTCCTTTAAGTATAAAAGGCTTATCAAGTCGAATAGTTCTATTACTATTTCCTCGGTTAGGTGCGAATAGTTTTGTATCCATATAAATCTTTTAAAAATGCCTGGTCCATCATTATGGAACACATAATGTCCGGTCATCCAGCGCCCAGGCGCACCATCGAGTAAGAAGTTAATTAATACTTGCTATTGTCCATGGCCGATTAGTCATCTTACTCACTTTCTCTAGCTAGATATTTTATAAAACGTTTTCTAAACCTTCAGTGGCTTCTTCATCACTATCATCTAGTAAATCTGGTTCTGAATGTTGAGCAAGAAGTGAAGCACCTTCAACAACTCCTCCACCAATTCGAGTAAGGTCATCTGAAACAAACTGCACGTCATTTAGTTTATAACTAATACCATGCCCCGTAATAAGAGGAGTAATAACAAACTTTACTCGCATACCTCCCTGGAATTTAACAGCAGACATTGGTTCTGGTGTACCATCTGGGCTCATTTTATCAGACCAAGTATCAGGTTTTGCAGCATTTCTAGCTACTAGAACCCAGTTACCTGCGAAAAATGGGTATTTCTCAGGGTCATACATTTTTGCATTGTCGCCATCCTTAACACAGGCAGAACAAGCAATAGTAGCTGACCTATCCTCATTAAAATACTCAAGCATATCTTGAGTTTTTAAATCTAGATTACTCAAGAATGTTTTGTTCTTAGGGTCTGTTTTAGATAGTAAGAGTGTTGCTTCAAACCGAGGCTGCTGTGGTTTACCATCTTCTGCTGGTTTCGCATTTGTAACAGCCCTTGGAGTTACTAAGCTTGGCCAAACTAGGATGCCTGATGGGGTTACTTCTTTTTCTCCGAATACAGTCTTGAATTTTGGGTGTTTATAGTATTTTGATTTACTCATTTTCTGTTTTCTCTATATTTTCTATTAATAAAGTTGTCGATTCACTAAATGCAGGTCTTTTGTCATCAAGACCAACAAGCTTGAGTGATGGTACAGACTTTTCAGTTAAGGTGTCAAGAAATAGTTTCGCTTCTTTCTTACTCATTTGAGTAGATAAAATATCTGTAATTTCTGTAATACCTTTAAGCTTTATATTAGAAAATTCTACCATTGAGAGAGACGTTTTATCAGCTAATGCTTTAAATACATCCCCTTGCATTTCAGGCCATTTCCTACGACTCGTACCTTGCACCAATTTGGTTCCAGGAATTGGCTTATTTTGAAGTGCTCGACCAGTTGCGTACTCTCTACAGCTATCCACAAACTTCTTTATATCCTCACCATGAAGCACAATTTTACTTATCTCTGCGTCTGATACTTGCTCAGGAGTTGGCCATTCATTCTTAATGACTTCACCTTCACTAAGTAATCGTAATGAAGAGTTTTTAGACAAATTCTGCTTATAGGTTTTGCATATCGCTTGAGCTTTACACCACATGCACCAAGAACCCGCTTTAAAACTAGTTTTTTTGGTAACTAGAATATCATTCCCTGCTTTTATGAACTTTTGCTTACAAGTAGCTAACTGGGATGCTGTAAAGCGTGTCTCTTTATATGGGTCTTCTGCGTATACACGAGGCTGGTAAATCACTCCTCGGCAATAATCTAATGGTTTTCCTTTCTTAATAAGAGCTTCTTGCAGAGCTACAGCATAGTAGGCAAGTTGCGCGTTCTTTTCGGCTTGTACATTGTGAAAACCGTACTTAAAGTCGAAAACTACGCCAGCACGCTTACCTTTATCATCAATATAAACGCACCAGAAATCTAGGTACCCGAACATCTGGAGAGATAAATCAATAACTAACTTAGTTTCTATTCCATAAGCTTTATCGGTAATAGACTCTTCGAGTACTTTATCCCAGATAACTTGTACAGATTGTAAGACAATCTCACGCATCTCTCCTGATACACTATCGCAGGGTAAATAAGGAGTCCCTTTTGTTTTGTATTCCAGAAATGAGCGGAGGGTCTGTTCGAGCCCTTCATGTGCTTGCGTACCCTCCTCTGCAGCAGCCCCCGCAGCTTTTTCGGGCAAGGTCGCACATAGTGCCACTGACCCCGAGCAGTTTGCCCACCTATCTGCACTTGAGCCTCCGAGTAACGCATGTGGCCTTTCCTTATGTTGATTGTTCATTTGTATTTTTAGTTTCTAAAACTTTTCTAATATCGCCTAATATTCCAGCCCATTTATTGAGCTTATTTACAATTTTCTGCTTTTTTCTGTCAGTTTTTGCAGTTTCAAATTGTCTAATAAGTTCTTCTGTAGCAGCAGTTCCATAATCATATAGTTTTACAAGTTCGTTCATAATATGCCTGTAAGACAGTAATTAATTTCTAATCTAGATTCACCGTTAAAGTGAGGAAGCTTGTTACCTGGAAGGAGCTTCATATCTGTATTCATGATTGTTCTTATATCATCGCTATCAAATGCTCCCAAGATATGAGCGATATTGTGAACCATTATCTCTGTGCTTTGATGTATTCTGTCTTCTCTTAGAGCATTCACGCTTTCAGCATTACCAACTGCTACACCGTTTTGAGTGCATGAGTATCCTGAACCTCCTGATAAATAATATTGAACAGGAGGTTCCTCGTACATTGGAGGTAGAACTACATAGACAATACCGTTTTTATTTAAGTTGTTTCGCCTTATATAGTTAGCCCAAAACTCTAGCCTCTTGCCACGTTGTCTTATAAAGTGAAATTCAGGGTGTAAATCTTTAATCCTCCGTATAGGTTGTACTTGTAACTCAACACCTACTTCCCTGAACCTAGCTTTAGTAGTTCTCACCATATGTCGAGCTTCACTCGTGGTAATACTATGAGGTCCAACTACTAGCAAAATGGTGAGAACTATTTTAAGCATTTACGTCCTTCTTATCTTTGAATTCTCCGCACCATTCATCCATTCCTAGCCTTGGAAATTGTACGTCAGTACTTGAAACAACTATATCTGACTCATCTGCTGTGGTAGTTTCCGCAAATATAGTAGGTGGGTATCTACGACACTCCCCGAATACTGATTTACCGCCATAAGCTTCAAAGAACTTACAGTCTTTACACGCCGACACGTTTAATCTCCTGCTTTAAATACCAAATAGCTTTTTCCAGATCTTCAACTAGCTTTCCCTTTTCTCCAGCTCTCCAGATATACTTTACAGCATTGCCTAAATTGAAATTCATATGCTGAGTAACTTCAATACATTCAATTCCAGAAGGATGGTTTTTGTAATGTGAAGGATGATTGACATTATCTATATAGCATTCCCCATCAGATTTATGCCTTTCTATACAATCTTCAAGCGTACCTTGTAGGTATGGAATAAACTTCGCACAATCTGCACATAAAATTTTGAGGTCTTTTTCTTTTGGAATTCCTAAGACACGACAATATTTTTCATGCTCTTTCTTAGCATCATCTTCATGCATAAAAGTTGAAAACTCATAAGTTTCATTGCAAAACTTACATGTATTTCTTTTCATCACTCCACCTGCCTTATTACCCAAAAGTCTGAACTGATAGTTCCAAGAGCTGCAAATGGCATCCAGAAATACCCGCCTATACCCCATGAACTGCCCCAGGAGTTGCGAACTAAAAGTTGGTGTAAATCCATGTCATAGCCAACCGCAACAACTGCATGACCTCCAAGCACATTTGCACCATCTGAAGGTAGAGGCATAATCCCTGTTCTAGCTACTTCTTCTGTCTCAAAATTGCTATATACTGAAAATCCAAAAACTACTGGATAGCCATCAGACAGAGCAGTACACACTGAATGGTAATCAGCACCGACAGCAGCGTACTGAATAGCTTGACGTTTGAGACCTTCGACGTAACACTCTGGATCTGGTCTAGATGTAAACTTGCTAATGTCATAAGGCCAACAAGATTCTGTGCAGATACCATCTCTAGCAATAGTTTTGATTCCATCACGTATAAATGCTCCTGCATCAGATTGAGTGGTGCCTTCTATTAGGCGCTCGTTGTAGTAAACAAAAAGTCGGGAAAGAGATTCTATACTATCTTGTCTTAAAGGGTCTAAATTCCAATTTCTTTTAATTCTATCAATTTCATAAGCTGCGACAATTGCATTCGCGGTACAGCTTCCAAGCTCACCTTGGTCAAAAACTGGTGGGCAGTAAGGTCGTAGATCAACGGACTTTGGCAGCTCTATGATTGCTGATCGAAAACGTATGCTCATGTATGGAATATCCCTTTGATCGGGACGGTCTCTTAACCAGCCATAACGATGCTTTTTAGTAATCATATTAAAAATCCCTTCCAAAAGTTACTTCACCAAACTGAGTATTATTGTCTTGAGTTTTGTATTCTTTAGTTAAAGTGCAGTAAGTAAACCCTAACCGATACTTCTTATATTCAATTGCGATTCCAACTCTACCTTCTGCGACAAAAGTTTCTTTATTGACGGTAATAGAATCTCTAAAAGTATTCCCATCATAGAAAATATCTTGCAATACTAAGCGCCCGACAGGTTGAATAAACCCATATATTGACCACTTCTTACTATCGCTTAAATTTGAGGTAACTCTAGGAAAAAAAGGTTCTCCTGCATGTAAATCAACAGGTAAATTGTAGCCGACTCGCAACATCTGACCCAAATATCCTTGCGTAAATACGTTACCTAAGTTTGCTCCTCCTAAACTGATTAGATCTATATAAGAAGTAATTGGCACTCGGTAGCGTCTTTCAGCAGTTAATAGCAGCGCAGGTTCATCGTGTAGTTGCGTATCCCACCCTTTAGGATGTCCTTGACCTATTAAGTTATGAAAGCTGTCTTGAACTTGTTCACCATAAGCATGTGGACCGACAATTCCAGCATCAATTCCTAAAGTAGTTTGCTGATAATCAGAATCTATATAAGTTTTATTAAATCCTACAGATAACCACCCTGCATAACTGCGATCCCCAGGTAACGGTGCCGGTAAACTTTTATGACCAGGAGTGTACACGGTCTGTTGAATGTACTTTGAGTTACTACCTGTTTCATCATTTACTGTGTCTGAGAGTCTCCAACCTTCAGTATAATCTCTGTCGTTATTACGCAGAGTAAAGTAGTCATTGTCTTCCTGCAAAGCAAAATGATGTTCGGATGTACATCCGGTGCTGCATGAAAGAAGAACTGCAAGAGGAAGTAAGAGCTTTTTCATTCTAACTCCTTACCTATATCAGTAGGATGTGTGTATTTATAAACAAAAGGAATTTCTCTTCTATCACTCTTTTTTGGGTTTTCGATTTCTTCTCTTCCCATCTCAGCTCCAATAGCGAGAAGTTGAGGAGCAGCTTTTTTAATTCCGTCTTCAATCCACCATTTCAAAGACGTTGCGGAATATATCGCGAGTGGAGCGTCTTTCGTTTCAGAAATGGAAATATCCTTAGCTAATTTATCTATTTGTTCTTTAAGGTTCATCCCAGCTTCCTATTCCTAATCTTATAAAGTATCCAAGCTAGTGCAGCAGTTCCTAAAATTGCGAGTCCTGTGAACATTACTTATTCTCATTTTTATGGGTTACACTAAAATTAGGTACATCAAACCTAATTGTTATTGTAAAAAGACTGTCTTTATTAGACACATAGAAAAATCCAACGGTCATTACTGAAAGCCAAATCCAATAACCTATGCCCATCTTAATCTCCTAAACATCTCTTAATAGACTGCTTCGATTGCTCACTAAAGTTAGGTAATGTATAAGGAAGTTTATCGTTGATGTATCTATTAGCATCGCTATTCATAATGCTTATTGGGTAACTATCATCATGCTGTGCACCTAGCTGGTGACCAAGTTCATGCGCCATAACTTCTGTAGATTGCACCGACCTTAACTGTCCTTTGTTGTTTTTGTATTCAGCATTACCTATTGAAACTCCGTGGTAAGGATTACAAACACCATTAGACAACCCTGCTATCCACTGCTGCCCTTGGTCAATCATAGGAGGTAAAACTACATAGTAAACTGTACCGATATTGTGCCTACCTACCCATTTCTCCCATTGACGTAAACGTATGCGCTCTTGATTTAACTTCCTTAAATTTCCTGTGTTATCCTTAAGTGCAATAATTTTGTTTAGTTCTATCGAAACTCCAATTTCAGAGAATTTTTCTTTCGTTTGAGCAAACATCGCACGAGTAGCTCCCAGATTTACTGAATGTGGACCAATCGCAAGCACTATCGTGATAAGGATGAGATTCACTTTTTTTCCACAAAGTCAGGATGTTGATTCTTAATGTGTTGATGCAGATTCTCAAAGCTTCTGTTACAACAAGGGCATACTCCGTTAGCGACGCGTTTTTTAAGTTTAGTGTGAATACCTTTCTGAGCTGCTACCCGACGTTCAAGAGCTTTAGATTTTTCAATATACACTTCTTTTGTTCGCTTCTGTACTTCTAACTCTTCTTTGAGTTTTTGAACTTCTGTTTTTCCTGTGTAGCTTTGGCCATGTCCATTAGGACAATAAAAAGGTTTTTGATCCAGAAGCCGTCTTCTTCTAAAATCTTCCGGTATAGTAAAAGCTATTGCACAGTTGCAGCATATTTCTAGAACTTGTCTTCCAGTGTATGTAATTGTTGATCCTCTTTCTTGTCCTATCATTTCGGCCATACCATTAAAATGTTATCCTTAATCACTACTACACTTTCAAAATTCGTCTTCACTTTGGGTTTGCTTTCATACACAACTATCTCCACCTTTGGAGGAATAATAACTGTGATGTGAGACTCGCCTGAATCAGTTATTGGCACTTTACTTTTCCTTAAGTTTCACTTCAAAATCGTAGAGCGTATAACTACGAGGTGCAGGATCATTCCTAATCGCAATCACATCATTTTTATCAATACGTACCTGTGTATCTTTCACATTACAACGATCCGTTTCGGCAGGGTCTAGATAACATTTAGCTCTATCAACGCCATTCACAGTTAAAGTATATATTGCAGGTTGAGGAACAGGAGTTAACTTTACTATTATACTTCCATCATACTTAGTTGATGCCTCATACCCAATAAACAGTACTGAAATAAGAATTGCAAAGCAGATAAGAAATGTTTTCATACTAATTACCCCCGAAAAGCATACTCTTCCATCCCGCTAAAAAAGCATTAAAAGTAAACCAAGCTATAGGAAAGGCAATAAAGATAAAAATGCTTATCACTACTAACCCTAATACAAGATCCCAGTTACTCTCTTCAGTTTTCATTGACACCTCAACGTACACTCTTTGCCATTCACTTTACCTTTAAGAACGGGATCGAATCCGCAGTTGTTGCAAGGAACTACTAACTGACCACCTTGGTCACGTTTAAACATTGCACCGTGTCTCAAGCGTTCATCCACTTCAACGTTTGAAAGGTCTGAGTTATCGCTTTTCCAAGCTTCTCGTACTAGTTGGATTGGTCCTGGAGTTGAGTTAGGGGCTATATCAGCATGACGTATATTTGGCTGCTCTACTGGTTTGCTAGTAGACTGTCCAAAAATAGTAATCAAAATACCTCCAATCAATCCACCACCAAAAGCTATAAAATCAGTTACTTTCATTTTTTATCCTCATTTTTATAAAGTCTACATTGCCAAAAAGGGTCAAACATTACTAAAACATTTCCATTCTTTTCATTACTATACCAGTTATGAGCTTTGTCTATATGCCATTTATTCCCCGTAGTATCTTCTACAGAAACTATTTCGTCAATAACTTTCGGACAATCCGTTGAAACTTTTTCAGGTTTGGATGCCTCCATTAAATATATTCCAAATATAATGAAGAAGAAGTAATTTAATAATAAAACTTGGTTCTTCACACCTCCCCCTCGCTCTTTAGGTAGTCGTTGAAATCGTCATCATACATTTCAACCCAATAAGCACGCTCTTTTCCGCAATTATACCCCGCCTCAAAATCCCTCTTCCTCTGGGCGAGGTGTTTGGAGTCGGTGAAATATTCCACTTCTTCAATGCTACGATTCTCTTGAAACTTTGGCTCTACAAATGAAAGGCTTTTATTTTCCCAGAAAGGATGCCCAGGATAGTCTGTAACAATCCACGCTTTCATGATTCTTGCTCCAATTTATATTTATATGGAGGATAGATATTCGCTAATCCCCTTCCGGTTACTTCATCAAAAAAGTCATAAATGTATCCATTTACAATATTAGGCTTTGCTCGGTGATAAACATAATCTTTATCTGCAAAATCACAGACAATTACACCGTACTCTTCATAGATTTTGTATGGGCGCATTGCCTCAAATTCTTTTGCAGAAGCCTCGTATTCAGCTTTAGAAACACTCCTTCCGTTCAGAGTGTAAGAACTGCTTTCAGTAGAAAGTAGTAAGACAGTTAGAATAGGGATTAACAGCAATATTGCGTAGTTCATGATTCTTGCTCCGGTTTTAGCTCAATTTGCTTTTGACCCTCTTCTAAGCGAGAAGTTCTAAAAGCAACACCACCCTTCATCATCTCTCGATAAACATTTTCGTACGAAATTAACATTCTATCGATCACCATGTTATCTACCTCCCCATGGCAGAAAACTTTAAGTGTTATATCATTAGAAAAATCATCTCGAAGAGCCATTACTTCATCTACCCGTTTATCGCACTTCTCGCAGTGGATATATATCTGTTCAAGCGACGGGGTCCATCTTGGCTTTATTGCTTTCATCACTCCAGCTCCTTTAGTAGGTCGGTGATTGTGGGGTATTTATAAATAATATCATATGGATCGGGCACGATCTCATCAGCCTTCTCAAACCCGATGGTGAGGAGTTTTTTGGCGAACTGCATTTGTATATGATCTTCAGTTTGTGCATCAGCACAGAACTCCTCTTGCAGCTGATAATCCTTCCATGCTTGTTTTATCTGCTCTTTGAGTGTCATTTCTTTCTCCATTGGTTCGCCTCAGGACAAGTACTAAAATGCGATATGTACCCCTTAACATTAGGTAGAGATTGATCAGAATTCACGCTTACTACATGCCCCGTCTCAGTAACTAATTTATCCCCATTCTTACATTCATCGTGCAAAAAAACTTCGGGGTCGCAAGGCATATTCCTCCCATCTTTGGTTTTGATCCATTTAATTGGTTTCTCGCAGCTTCTACAAATGCTCATTCCAGCTCCTTCAAAATGTCGGTGGGGCGCATATATTTAAAATGTTCATATGGTCCACCAAGTATGTTAGTGCCTCTTTCCATCTCCCTCGCCATCTCCGTGATTATTGGGATTAAATCTTTAGCTGATTGTATATACCCACAAAAAGCTGCCATGGCTTCGCTGCTAGGTCCACCATATTTCTTGCTTGCAAAATCCCAAGCCATTGCCTCGACTTGTTGTTTTAGGGAGGTCATTTGGACCCCACGAGAACAGTCATGATTGAAGCTAGGTTGATGTCCTCAACTTCAATCGATAAGATTTGCGTCTTGCTGTCTTCATTCATTTCAAAATCTTTGTTCTCATAGGTCTCTTCGTAAATGGGATCCTTACCATATGATGTGTCTTTAAAACCTGAAGGCTTCTTGCTTAAGGTAAATTGCTTGGTAGTGATCCATTCGAGAGTGTCGATTCTGTTAATTTCTATTTTGTATTTGGTTGCGACTACTTTCTTCATATTCCTCCTGCTTAAAAAGTTGGTGATAGGTGAGATTGGCTACTCACTCAGGGCTGCTTACATTTCTAGCCAGTTACCGCCCCGCGCTAGCAAGCATTCGTGGAACGCCACGTCGCTATCACCTTATATTCTCCCAAGTCGGACCATGTGAAAACAAATTTGCGGTAACTAAAGGTTCCTCTTGGTCACAATGGGTTAATACTAATTTATAATTAGTACTACCAAAATCTTTCATACATCTTTCCCCAAGTCCGTTATCTAATGGTGCAAACCTAATCTCTCCCTGAAAGTCATGAGGTATATTTGTATTATCTTCAAAACTCATTTTAGAGTCCTCTCCAGGCAAGGGGCCACTACCATGCCTTGTTAAATAAGTTCGAGATACATAGTAAGTATCTATGTCTGTAATACCTACTTGTGACATTAAAAAGCGCACATTTTTCATGCCAGTATTTGAGCGTGTGAGATGTGGGAAATACTCTTTGTTATTTTGATCGAGTAAAAGCCCTTGAGCTCCTTCAAAAATAGGGTCTTTACATTGAGCTATGCCTAAAGGATTTATTATATTTGCGAATTCTTCACATCCCTTAATAAACGCTTCAATCATCTTTTCAGGATTACCAATCTCTTCTCCTGTACGAAACTTTGAATAATTACTGCAAATCTGTTCGAGCTTATTTTGTAAAGCCTTAGAGCCATTCCACAAATCAGCCATTGTAATCTTAAGCTCTGGAATATCAGAACGATTAATAGTCTCATTAATCCCCATACCGACAGAGCCGTGGCGCTCTTTACCGCGAGCTTGTTCAAGCTTTTGGTTAATCATCATGTCAGCGAAAGTTGTGACAAGACAATCAGGATGAGCATACACAGTAGGGTTTAAGCCCAATGTATGCAGCTCATCCAACTCTTTAAAAAACGCAATGGGGTTTACTAAAAAGAACTGTGATAGGTAAGTAGGTACACCACAAAATGCACCAGAACCAAAATGGTGAAACACGTGTCGTCTGCCGTCTGGTCTTACAACAGTGTGTCCAGCTTGCGCACCTCCGTTAAATCTTACAACAATACCAGCACCTTCAGTTTGACAAAGGTAATCAGTCATAAGACCCTTACCTTCATCCCCAAAGTT